GATAAATGCTGTCCTCGCTGCGCCTTTTGCTTCTTTCCTTGGATAGATAGCCCAAAACAAATTGAACTCAGAATCCGAAGGATTCGCTATCTTTATATCTTTATTGGGTATGGGTATGGGTATGGGATGGGTATGGGGCGGTTGAACTTCGCCCTCTGTTACGGTATCTGTTCGCCGTAACCCTCGGGACTTCGCCATCCGCTCAGCGGCTAATTTACGCTCAGTTTCCACCCTCTCCTTGGTAAATTGATACTCGGAGTAAGACAAAATAACTACATTGTCTGCCACGATTTCCCAGAGGTTCGCATCAACTAGAGCAGAGATTCGAGACGACTTGGAGCGAGATTCGATGAAAGTTCGAACGATGTTCAACGGGATTACGCCGTCAGTTAGATAACGGCTCGAATAACAAAGAGCCGTCATGTACAACCTGAACTCATCATCCTTCAATCCTTTAATCTTTGGATGGTCAGGAAACGAATCATCAATTTTTACCCAGGTCATTCTCTCTCCTCAAGATTTAGAAGTGATGCCCACAATTCGGACATGATTTCTTTTGTTGGCGTAATTCTATTTTTCGATTATCTACGAACTCAGGTAACACATAGACCTTGCAACGATTACGAGTTTCTTTCAATCTCGCTATTCGCTCGGTCAGATGGAGAACGGACAATACACCCGATGCTGACCCGTGGTGAAGTCCAAGGGCATCAGCCAATTCTTTCCAAGTTGAACCATGTACGCCCCGATTGGCTAGGTAGGTAAGCGCCGCGATTTGGCGCTTACCTGTAGTCCCATCCGCATCCTGAACTCTCGCTCGCTCCTCAGATGAATCTGAACCTGACCAACCCGATGTACCGTTATACGGCGCTTCAGGAAACGCTAACTGTGTCATCGCTTGACTCCTTAGTGGTTGAAGTTTCAACTACTGGGGAAGTGCCAACACGGGTCTGAGCCTCCTTGAATGAAATTCGTAGAGTCTCAAGAATCGCTGGCTCAATTGAATCTTTGTACTTTGTAATGTAGGCACCCAATTTTGCAAGGGTCTCCAACTCAGATGCTTCAGCAATAGCCTTGGCAAGCGCTGTCGTATCCACTACGACCTTTTCGGAGCGCTCGTAACTCTGACTGTCTGGGTCAGGCTCGTCTGTCGGTAGAGATAGCGTTTGGAGGAGAGCGGTGCGAAATGCAACAGACATCGCCTTTGCGGTTGCCTTGTCTCCTGAGTCCATTGCCTCACCTACTACCGTGGCTTTAATTGCATCGCCACCAGCACCAATGAAAGTGTAGGTAACTTTGACTTTTACATGTCCCATGACGGTGCGGTTCTTGCCGATTTCAACTGAGGCGTATTCATAATCCTCAACTGATGGCACAACAATCACGCCATACTTTTGAAGTGCAGGTGATACTGCATTTACAACTGCATCAATTCCACGGAAGTTAAATCCCTGGGATGCGTTGCGGTCATTCTTCTTAACTGCTCCAACTTGCTTCATCACTTCATTGAGTGCTTGAGCAATGGTCAAGACTTTAGTTTCTGACATTTGATTCTCTCTCTACTCGGTTATGAACTTGACTGATGTTTGTCCAGGTACAACTTCAACATCAGGGATAATTTCACCCTGGGTTGATATTAGTACACCTTCCTCGGAAATCAAAACCTTTAACGCAGATTTGTCTACATCAGTTTTGATTCGTAGGAGTGCTGGGTCATTTACCTTTGCCCATTCAATGAATTTAGATTCATCTTTGAACTCAATGCGTGACTGACCAGCGGTGGTCTTGAGTGTGCCGTGGGGCAAAGTTACCGTTTTGCGACCTTCAGAGCGCTGTAGCAGCGCGTATGGGGTCAGAACTGCCTCAAAGTACAGGGCATCTCGGTCTAGGGCTGTATTGACCGTTGAGAGCCATTCTGTGATGCGGATAATCTCTGCATCGTAGATGGCTTTATTCTCGGCTTGCTTACGGCGAATGACGGCTAATTTGCGAATTGCCCAATCAGCCTTTTGGTCATTATCAACGACAAAGCCCTCATTTTCCGCTGAGATTGAAGATACAGCGGGATTATCGAACTCATTTATATCTGGTTGTGTTGTCATGTTGCTCCTCTCATAGCGAGAGGATACACACCCCCAGTTGGGTATGTCAAGTCCTACAAGCCGATGATTTGCCCAACATATATGGAGCCACCGACAATGGCAGCAATAATCAAAGCCCCAACAGTACGAACTACCCACTCGGAGCGTGATTCCATCTTTGCAACTCTGTCGGTGATGGTTTCCATCGCCTGTTGAAAGCGAGCAGAATCAGATGAGTAGACATCGCGGCGAACATAAGTCTCACCGATATTTGTATTGATTTGTTTGACTTCCGTGGTTAGGTCATCAAGTCTACGCATAATTTCCCCGAGGGTTACTTCGTGTTCCGCCATGATTATCCTTTGAACTTAGGGCGACCAAAGCCGACAACTGCAAGAGGTAATCCTTTTTTAGCGCTCTTTTTGTAAGCGCGAACCTTCTTGGCAACTTGTCCACCGTTTCGCTGGTCACCTTTCTTGTCGGGGCTGGTATTTCCTTCGATACAGGTAACTGTTCCGTCACCGTTATCTTTCAAAACAATTCCTACATGAGAAATCCGATTGACCCCATCCATCGGGAAATCAAAATAGGCAATATCTCCAGGCTGAGGAGTTGCTGTTTCTGCATCCTCCCAGGCGTTAGCCTTCTTGTACGCGGTAGCGCCAGCCAAAGTTGAGACTGTATTTACAATCTTTACTCCTGCTTCGTTTCCGCACCACATTACGAAACTTCCGCACCATGGTAAGAAGTTAGCCTTTGTGTAAGCGCCGTATTTTGTCTCATTATCTTTTGGACCTTCAATGGTCCCCAACTCTGCTCGGGCTACCGAGAGGAAAAGTTCGACTGAGCCTTTTTCTGCCATTACTTTGCCGACTTCTTTGATACTGCTTTCTTCGCAGGTGCCTTCTTAGTAAGTTTCTTCAGACCTTCATTTGCCACCACTTCAGCAATTCTGCCGAACATTGGGTCTTGCTTATTGATGTAGCGAAGTGCTACTGGAAGGACTGCCGCGATACCTGAAGCCAAAATTGCCTTGGCTGTATCTGCATCAAGAGCGAACAGGTCTCCCCCTGTTGCCATGAAAGTTGCTGTGACTGCCGCTAAGAATGAGCGACCATAAGATGCGAGCATTGCTTTTTGCTGTGCGTTCATTGTGAACTCCTCTACTAGATGTGTAAATAATAACCTATCAGTTTATGAACCAAGGTAGGTTAAGGATAGAGCATTGAAATAACCTGTATGGTCTACTCCCCCGACACTCAGAATCAAATCATTGTCAGGGTTATGGTCATGATGAACTCCCATACGAATGAAGTCTCCCTTAGTAAAAGTGATAGGTATTGAACTAACCGCCATGTGGTATCCATGTTCTTTTGTTGTTAATACACCATCTTGTCTAGCGATTTCCTGTGTGCCTTTTTCAATAAATACAGAGCAATAGCCGCTATTTTGCCCTTCCCATAAAACTGATGCGGTGGCAATGTAACGACCAGTAACAGGGATTGTAAGTTTTGTAGGGTCGCTGACTGTCCAGCATCCCCACCCGTCTGAATTATCGGCTTGGAAAGAAACATAGGTGTTCGTATCTTTTGTAACTGTAAGGGCGCTAGTTCGGTAAGCAACTGGGGCAAGAGTTCTATCTGCGCCAGCAACCATTCCAATACCCAGCAAGTCAGCGCCATCGTTAAGGAGCCATACTTGGTCGGATGGCTTTGGAGCGTAATCGCTCAAGTATCGAACTGAAGGCAAGGTAAAACCATCCCCTGCTATCTGGACATCCATCGTGCGATTAGCATTGACAGTTATGACTGTGCCTTGGCGTAGCCTGAGTCCAGAGGGTGTTGCCTTAATCTGATTAACGAGGTAACTCAAGTCCATTAGAATCTCCTACTTCTGCCAACGGCGTTCATCGTAGAGGTAGCCGCAAGTGGGATAGTAATTGCATCCAGCATCAAAGTCGCATCAACTCCAGATGGCGAGCGCACAATCTTTACCAAGTCATAAACATCGTGGGCTGGATTCACAATTTGGTCCCATGTAATTTTTTCAGATGCTCCGATAACCTTTTTCAACTCAGCGCGAGCCGCTTCCACAGCCTCAGCGACAGTCAGGATGTTAGGAGATGATTTGAAAATAGGAACTGAGCCATAGGTCGTCACATAAGTAGGGCTAGATGGATTATCGTCAAAAGCCTCACCGATAACGCCGATAGTTAGGTTTGTTCCCTCGCCTGTATAAATTACATGGTTGTAGGACTCATCGCTTGAGAGATTACGACCTAATTGAGTAAGGACTGAATCTTCGCCATCTGTGTACTCAACTAAAGCCTTACCTAAATCTGGGTCTGGGATTGGTCTCATGCGAGCCGTACCGTTTTCATCAAAGTACAAATCCATACCAGCCGACTCAGCAATTTTCAGACATTCTCGCCAGGGGTCAGAGGACTGGTCAAGAGATGGATAGATAATACTTGTGACTTGACCCGTGGCTGGAAAATCTGTTTTCACATTCGGGTATCGGTTTTTGAGGATTTGAGCAATCGCTGTTTCTTTTGGAGTGGCATCCTCAATGTAGAAACTATGGTTTGTGAATTTAGCCTTTGCTACCCGAAGGCTTCTATCTGAACCCTGGACCGCAACCTTCACACCTTGCGGACTATCTGAAACCTCAACTGTTGTAAGTTGAAAAACACCCAGAGGAACTAATTCTTCGGTTCCGTCTTGATACTGAATTCCACGATAAATCTTTACTTCACGGTTATAGGGTAGGAGAACTGAGGAGCGGTTATTAGTTGGAACAAGCGTTCCATCTGCATCTACGAACTCAAGGCTACATTGCCTACGAACAGAACGGCGACTATCAATCGTTACTTCTCCACCTATCGGGGATACCGTACTCAAAATGTTTCCGTTAGCAGTATCGTAAATCTCTATCTTGATTTTAGAGATATGAGACTTTCGAACTGACGAAAGAAATGTGTCAGTTACGGGATACATTATGGAGCGCCTACCTCAAAGTAATTAACCTTGGCGTTGCGGATAAGGTTTCCAATTGGTCCAATTTCTGTCCAAGTTCTATCTACAAAGCGAACATACTTTTGGCGACCTAGCGGGTCATGCACATGGAGAATTCCCTGATATGTCAGAACTGGGTAGAGGTTATCCCACTCGGCTTCACCCTGAGTGGTGAACTCATAGGAGCCATCAATTCCATAGATGCTCGTAGCAATAACAATTGTCTTTGATGCACCAAGGGGCTTAAATTGTCCGTAAGATTCCACAATCTGCGAATTCAAAGGTTGTTGAACTCTAAGTGAACGCACCGCAATTGTTGGATTTTGAATAGCAGTAAAAGACCAAATCTTAGGATTTGTAATCTGAATTGGCTCTGTTGATACATAGCCTGATGAGAGAATAGCCATTAGATTTCAGCCCTCGCCTTCGCACGATAAATTACGGTTGTATCAAGAGGAACTTCATAATCATCCAAGGTAGCAATTTGTGATGCCGATGCCGTTACTGGACTGTTTCGAACTGTTTCGAATGTTGTTCCAGCATTTTCTGAGCGCTCAACAACAAATGAGAATGTAGTAAACCCGCCGCGTGTCCAGACTGGATTATCACCCGCGTGGAAAGCAATCTTGTCTACGAAATGAGTCTCGCCCGAACCAGCACTTGCAATCTTTACGATTACTTGAGCATGGGTCGCTGTTGCTGGCGCTGTACCAGAAACATTGCACTCATTCCATGCACTAGATGAATCGTTCTCTGCTGTTCCAAAAACTGTAGAGATTGCGGTTCCACTTGTATTGAGCCAGATGATTCCAACAGAGCAAGCGCGAGCGGTGGTTCCAGCCCTGAACTCAGCGGTAGCCGAGAACTTATTGTTAGCCGTTACTGCGAACTTAGTAGCCGTGGTAGTTGATGCCGTCATATCTCCAGCCGAACCCGAGAGAACTGCGAGGGAAGCAGCCCCGCTTGAATACTGGTCTGTACTGCGAGAGATAGAGCAATTCGTGACAGCCGCCCACCCAGTTGTATTTGTTTCAATGGATGCTTGATTAGCAGAAAGAGCGTTTGTGCGACCAAAAATTGTTACTGTAACTGCCCCCGAATTTGAATCATAGAAAGCCGATACGGTTGGAGTTGCTGGAGAATCAATGGCAAGAGCAAATTGTGAAAATGCCCAGGCACTAAAGTAATTCACGCCATTGATAAGAGAAGCAACTCGAACATAGGCTCGGTAGGTAGTGCTGTTGGCAAGGTCACCTTCAAGAGTTTGACCGTTATTTGTGGATGTGATGATTCCAGTACCAATAATCGGTGTGGATGTATCTGGACTAAAAGTTGCCCCACCATAAGTAGCCGCATCAAAGATTTTAATTTCATAGGCAGACTGAGGGCTACCGTCAGAAAATACTGGAGTCCATGTGACTGAAGGGAAAGATGTATCTGTGACAGTTCCAGATGGTGCCGTAACGCTTACGGTAGGGCGTGGAGCAGTCTCTACATCAATATAAAGCGCGTAAAGAGTTGTTCGGTTGGTTGGGTCTGGTGGCAGAACTGCTGAGCCTGTAGCGCCATCCGTGAACTTCACTACGAGATTATCAAGAAGTGTTTGTGTCCAAGTAGCACCATTTGGGGCGCTTGTTAATTTGATACCTAAGTCGAAAGTTGTCGCTGTAACTATGCCCTGCTTTGAGACTGGGATGCCATAAGTAACGGTGCGACCATTACGGTCTGTAATGACACCGATGCTGAACTGAGCAAGTGAATCTGCCGCTACAGCCGAAATACGAGCGCGAAGATTGATTGAGGTAATGGTTTCATCGGCTGACAAAGTGGTGGTTGCGAACTCGGTCTCGTATGAGGCGGGTACGGTTGTGCTGGTACGGAGCAGGAAAGTGCCATCGCTATCGTCTGCTAAAACTGCGTGGTCAGAGCCACCTGTACCTGTAAATAGTGTGTCGCCATTCCAGTTGGCATTAGGGCGAAGTGTGTACGAAGCCATTATTTAGCCGCCAATTCCTTAGCCAAGATTGCAAATGTCTGTTCAATCTTATCGGTAATCATCTTGATTTCTTCTTCAGTATTTGCCGCACCGCGAGTATTGACGACAACTTGGAAAGCGCCTTGCTGAATGAACTGATTGTTGCCTGATGTGCGTGTAGCAAGTTCAGCCTCGGTTAGACGGTTGAGTTGAGCCTGGGCATTACCAATCAATCCACCAAAAGCCGCATCCGCACCGTACTGACCAATTGCTGCACCAGAGAATGAGATAGCCTTTTGTAGCGAGTTAATCTGTTGGATAGCCTCTGCACCGCCACCAAGAATTGATGCCGCAAGTTGAGCGCCCTTGACTGGTCCAGATTCAATAATGTCTTTAAGAGCGCCTGAATCCAAGCCCATCGCCTGAAGCGTGGCAATCTGCTGAGCGAACTGATTGCTCTTATCAAGGCGCTGGCGCATATTCTCAATAAGAGATTTAGCCTTTGGAACAAATCCATCTGGCAACTCAATGCTCTTTAGACCAGCAAATCCTAGGATTGTGTCTTTAAGGCTATCAGCAAAATCAGCCGATGCGTTACGAAGGTCATCCAGGACATTTTTAATTGAGTCAATACCTGCTTGCATTGCTTCACGGATAGCCTTCATACGGTCAGCCGCTTTGAGTGCATCTTCAACCGCCGAGGTGTCATCTGCTATGTCGGAGGCTTCGTTGTATTTTTTCTTTTCTTCTTCCAAGATATTGCCAAAACCTAAACCTTCTTTTAGGCTATCTTTAATCTTATTGATAAAGTTACTAATTCCATTTCCTACCGCGGCTGAAAAATCTGTGTTGTCTGCGAACTCCATCATGGTTGCAGAAAGACCAATAAGGAACTGACCTGCCTGTTCTGATTTGGCTGCAATACCATCAATAAATGAGCCGACTGTTCTTGCAAAATCAAAGTCTTTTACATCTTGAATCGCATCAATCATGGTGTCTATTGCTGAAGAAGCCATTTTTGCGCCAGAAACCATAACTTCAAGAATCTTTGCGCCGTTATCCTTGCCGCCAAATTGTTCTACTTTAACGGCAAAATCGGTCAGAACTTTTTCTGTTGCTCTTAATCCTTTTTCAACTCCTGCACCAATTCCGCCAATTTTATTTACAGCAGTTTCTACTCCAGTTACAATTCCATCAAAGGCTTTTTTACCAAATCCAACTAAGGTTCCAGCAAAACCTGTAACTAATGTTCTACCAGCATCTAAACCGCTACGAATACTGGCGGCAATTTCAGGACCAATTTTAGGCAATTTTTCAATAAGGTCAGCAAGTTTTCTAATAAATACTGTCATCTTGTCGTAAACAAAACCGAGGAACTCACCAATGTTTGAGGCAATGTTTTCTAAAACATTAAAAATTCCACCAGCAACATTACTTATCACATTTAAGATTGATAAAAATGCTTTTTTGCCTCCCAAAAATAGGTCATTGAAGGCTCCTACAAGGTCAGCAATTGTTCCCACAATAAATGCAAGAACTCTAATTATTCCTTCAACAACCAAAGAAATAATTTTGATAATTCCGTTAAAGATAGTTTTAACAACATCATATAAAGTTCCTTGGCTCTCCATAAGGTTGATAAAGGCGTTAATAATAGATTGAATAACAACAAGTTGGAATTGATAATAAGTTAAAACTATATCCATAATGAACTCAAATACCTTGGCTACAACTTCTGCTACGAAACCAAGAACTTTGATATAAGAAGATAAACCTATAAGAACATTTCCAATAGCCTTTACGATAAAGGCAAAAACTTTTACTGTAATTTTCATTACGAAGTTAAACACCTTACCCACGACCCTAGCAAAATCTTCATTTGTAGCCATGAGATAACCGAAGGCGGCAAGAAGGGCAACAATAAGACCGATATAAACCCCAATTGGGTTCATAGCCATAATCATATTAAGTTTTCCTTGTTGGATTGCTAAGAATCCAGTAACGGTTGCTTGAGCAGTCATCAGCGCTGTCTGAATTTTCGTATAGGCATTTAATATGAAAACTTGGGCTAAGTAAGCGCCAACTCCAATAGCCAAAATACCGAAAACTACGGCAACTGTTTTGAAAACGCCAGCGTATGTTTTTACAAAATTTATACTTGTGCGGACTATTGTTGCGAGAGCGTTAATAGCCTTGGCTAGAACGGCAACTGCTACTACCGAGAGAGCGCTCATGGCTTTTGCAATAGCAGTAAATACTGGAAGTAATGGTTTGAAGGCATTAACGAGATTTATCATTGCGGTTCTTACCTGTGTAGAGGTAGCCGCAAGTACAACTAAAGCAACTGGCAAAGGAGACAATTTAGCCAATATCTGACCGAAAATTGGTATAGCGCTAAACAACTGTTTTCCAGCCATTACAGCAAATGCTGAACCAACTGAAGCAAGAACAGGAAGTAACATTTCAAATTTTTCAGCCATAGAAACTATGGTTGTTTGAGAACTTTTTAATACTCCATCTAATTGCTCAACTGGTGCCTTAGCCTCAGTAAACTTCTTTATCATGTCGCCAATGTAAGTTAAAAAGGCTGTTATGGGAGCGGTAAGTTTTACAATTACCATTTCCAATGCTTTCATTACATTTTTGAAAGTTTCACTATTCGTAAGTGCTTTAGATATGTTTTTGTAAACATCATAAAAAGCCTTAATCATTGGACCTAAGCCTTTTAGAAGAACTCCACCAATTGCTACTTGAATTTCATTAGTTATACGCTTAAAAGAACGGAGGACTTTTCCTGGGCTATCCATAGCCGCCTCGTAAACTCCAGCAACTTTAGCCGCTTCTGCGAGCGCACCCGTGGCAACTGCGGTCTGTTTTTCTTGATATGTTAAAGCATTGGCTGACTTTCCAATACTTCTAGCAAATGTTTCGTACATCTGCCCAGCAGATTTTTGAATACCAACTGATTTGAGAACTTCGCTTCGACCTGTAATAACGGCGTGTGTGAGCATATTAAATGTCTCGGTTGAGTTCTTACCAGATACAACTGCGAGGTCCTGAGCCGCTCTAGCCAACTGAGAGGCATAGGCTAAATCTAAATTGTTCTGGGCGAACTTAATGGCTGATTGCTGGGCAATCTCCATTTCAATACCCATGTCTTTTGTGGCTATCGCCGCATCTCTAATTGCTTGATAGCCCATACCCGTTGCTTTTCCAACGGCGTTCATGGAAACATCCAACTCGTCTACGCGAGCCGCTGCCATAAATGCCTGAGTACCAAAAGCAATCATCGTTGCGGTTGCAGCACCCGCCGCAATTCCGATACCCAAGACCGCACCGCGAAGGCGTGAACTGCCTTCAGAGAAAGAATTCATGGACTGGGTAGCCTGTTGCATACCCTTGGTGAACTGTGCTGTTTCAGCGGTTAGCCGAGCGCGAACTTCCATGGTTGGAGTTTCTGCCATTATCGCCTCGCTTTCGCTCTACGCTCTGCCTTCTCTTGCTCTTTTGCCTTGAGAGTCCAAAGCGCAGTCCACTCAGTTAATTCCATACTTGTAAGGGGGCGGTGTGCTGGACTCCCGTAAAGAAGTTCAGCCACCGACCTACCCAACTTTTCTGCTAATTCGAAAAGAAATCTACGCTCAGGATTCTTTAGGAAATCGTGCCTGTGCTTCGTCTACCGCCTCCGCTGTAAGACCAGATGAGCCAAGTGCCTTTGTAGCAAGGCGCTCAACTACTGCGCCATTCTTAGAAAGGATGGACTCTTTATCTTGGTCAGTAAAGACTGGTAAACCTGTTGCTGGGTCATAGACAGTTGCGATAACTGTCATGGCGTACATAAGACCGACATCTGTTTTGTCGCCCTTAGATGCGCCCTCACCCAACTTGGCGCGTTCCGCCGCTGTCATGGAGCGAATTTCTACTGTCACTCCCCACTCTGGAACTTCTACAAGTTCCTTTGTGATGTCATTGGCACTAAAGATTGTTTCTTTGAGACTCATTTATTTCTCCTTGGACACTAGGTTGGTCACGACTTATTAAGTTGTACTGCTATTGAATTATGCTCCGAATGTACCGCGGGTTACCGCGCCTGTTACTTGGAATTCTGCTGAGTATGTCACGACATCGCCAACAGCGCCAGACTTCTCGTAAGAAGTCATAATGCACTCACCTGTGTACTTGACCTGACCGTTTGTTGTACCTTCTGGACCGTACTCAAATGAAAGTGTTGCCGCTTGTCCTAAGACAGCCGCTAGGTGAGTATCAACTGTTGCATCAAAGTTTCCTGATACTGAAACGGTTGAATCTGACAGACCGACAATGTAGGTCTTTGCGCTTGAACCGAATGAAGTTGTTTCAGCGGTCTCAACTGTCTGAGGGAATGAAACATCTGTAAGTGTGTCTGAAATGTTGGTAAGTGTGCCAGCCGCATTGTCTACCTTGAATGAGGTGGACTTACCATGACGAAATGTAGGCATTTATTATCTCCTTGAAAAAGCCACGATTGGGGTGGCGCTACCTGTGGAACCTGCAACCGTGTAGTTCACGCGCAGGTATCTTGCTACTGATGTTCCAGCCGCAACTTCAACTCGGTAAGAAATCTTCTGAGTTGATGTGACTGCGGTGAATGTCACCAAGTCTGCAAAAGTTGAGTTGTCGGCTGACTGCTGAACTTTTACTGTGATATTTCCATTTCGAGTATTAGTCGGAACGGAAAGATATGCAACTCCACCATTGGCTGATGAAGCGCCATTGTCCACGCCTGTTCCGTTTCCAGTCGCAGTAACGGCTGAACCAGAGGACAAGATGACCCCGTGTTCTACACCATTAGATGACTGGAACTCAGCACTTGCCTGAACAACATCTGCGATTGCTCCTGATACCTCGTATGAAGTGGCATCGGACTCAAGCATCACGGCGCGAGCGCCGTTAGCATGACCTTCGGTTGCAACAATTACTTTTTCCTTTGTTGCTCCACCAAGAACTGTTGCAAAATAATCATCGGTACCTGTATCTTCAGTTCCTTCGAACATACCTGAAAGCGATACGGTTCCATCTTTTAGACCTGAAATGTACTCCTTGGCGCTTGAGCCAAAGGTACTTGTCTCGGCTGTCTCAACTGTTGTTGATGCGCTTACATCATTGAAATAAGACGAGAAATCGAACTCATCTACAAAAACTTGTACATTTTTACCGTGACGGAAAGTAGGCATTATTTCTCCTCAACTGGGCGCTGGTGAATTGTTCCATCTTGAAGAAAACCATCTCCATCGCCATCTGTGGCATCTGGGTCAAATCCATCTTCTTCTTTGACAGCCTCAACTGGAGCCTCGACTACTGGCTCAACAATTGGTTCAGTCTTTTTTTCTTCAACTTTGATTGCTGGCTTAGAGGAATCCTCAATAGCGCCAGACTCAAGTAGCCACTTGATTGATGTGGCTGGCAAATCTTCTACGACATCGCCAATTTCGGCGCGTTTGTTCGGTGGGTAATCAATCCCCTGAAGTACACGGTACTTAGCCATCTATTCCTCCTTGACGGCGCATGGGTAGCCCAAGTACACCGTCTAAGGTCACACGGACACGAAAGGTAAGACGACTAACTGGGGCGACTAGCGCACATTAAGGAAAGTGTATCAGGCTTGAATTATGAGACTTTAGCCTCAACATATTCTGAACTCACAAAGACTTTTTCGCCTGATTCAATCACGATTCCAACACGCTTCAAGATTTCTTCACCGTTCCAGGTTTCGTAGCCAAGCCAGAAGATTTCGCCTTCTGTACCTTTCGCTACTTTGCGACCCTTAACGACCACAACTTTTTGACCTCTAACGATTTGACCTTCGGCTAACTGGCGCTTAAGGGTTTCTTGATACTTGACAATTTCTTTTTCGTCACATTCGTGAACTGGGTAGATAGCCTTGCCTCTGGCTGAGTAGTCAGCATATTGGCTGGAGACAATCTCAATACTTGCAATGTAGAACTTGCCGCTCTTTGACTCGCACTTAACGACTGAGCGCCCGCACTTGAAGCAAGGCTTTGAACTCTCGACAGGTCTTGCCATTTCTATCCCCTTTCGTTACAGCACTATTATATCATACCCCAGTTAATAATCAATGGTTTTTGTGATATTTGCACTTCCACTTTTTTCCCTGCTCGGGAAGTTGCTCCTCGATTTGAGCAAAGATTTTGTGGGCTGCTTTGTGGGCGTAGGCATCTACATCCTCGCTGCTGTCTTGATATTCAAGGCTATTAAATTCTGCTCTATAAATTGCCTCACCTCTTAAAAGCAAAGCCTCTTTTTCTGAAAGTTCGAGTTGAATCGAAAATCCAATCTTTCCACTTTTCTTTCGTGGAGCCTTCTCGATTTTTTCGATGAGGCTAATGAACTCATGTTCCTCGACACCATTGACGGCACCTTGATAAAGGTCCTCTGAAGCAGGTGACCAGTCCTCGATAAACTTACCGCTGACTTTGACGGAGACGATTTTTCCCATTTCTCCCCCCTCTCTAAATCTATTATACCACACGGGGGTTAATAATGCAAGCATGAAAAAGCCCCTCGGTTCTTCCCCGTCACCGAGAGGCTATTTCAAAACAAAACTTATCACAGACCTTCTCGGCGAGCGCGTTCCTCCCGAATCATGGCGAGTGTCAAAAAGTAACCGATGCCGTCTACAACTGTGTCGGGCTTTGTAATGTGGGCTTCTCTGGCAATCTTAACTCCGACCATGCAAAGACTTACCTGCTCGGCTGTGACCTCTATGCCCAGGATTGCAGACCATATCTGCGCCGCCCTAGTGAAGTTATCTAAAGGATGCCCATAAGCCTCCTGGCGGTCTCCAGAGACGAGTTCAGCCGCATACATGGCTATGTCTCTAGGGTCATTCATTGAAGTAGTTGGAGGTCTGTTATCCCCCGCTCCGACACAACAAATGTCAGAACTCCCACATCCGCAGTTTCCCCCGTTGATTGACTCCACCATACGCTTCCCCCATCTAGTGCTGGAGCCTGGAGCCATTTAACTCCGCCCCAATCTGCCATCTTGAGCGAATGATAGTGACCAGTCACTAAAATATCGCAGTCACCAATTTTATTGCGCCCGAGTGTCTGGTCAGCAATCCAACGGCGTAACTTGGCTTCAACTCCAGCCCCAGCGCGAGCCAGATGTCCGTGAGTAATCCCGATGATTTTTGTTCCCGCTTCAACTGTCAGCGATAGGGCATCTGTTGGAATGGCGAACTTGATATGCCCGTAGGCTTCAGGGTTGGCTTGGAAGATTTCAGCAACGGACTCAACTAAGGCTACATCGTCATTATCGTTAAGAGTGGTAAAGGCTTTTCCGTTCTTGCGGTTCTCGCCATGGTTTCCGCCAATCGCCGCGACTGTGATTTCAGGAGCGAACTTAGACCAGCGGATTAGGGCATCTCGAAGTAGACGGCGAGCAATCTTTACTTGGTCTCGTCTATCAACTTCCACCGTAAAAGTCTGGATGTCATAATGTCCATCACAACCTTCAACTAAATCACCGAGGCAAAGGACAGTTATGGATTCGATAGGTCTGCCCATCTTTTTCAATTCTTTGTATCGCGCTTCAACATCGTCAATGGCTTGGAGCCAGCGACCAACTAAACCTTTAAGTCCGTCTCCATCTTTCTTTCCGACCTGCCAATCTGCGGCAACTACAACTAAACTAGCGCTACCTTCAATGAGTGGCTTTCTTTCTCTGGGCTTATGCTTTCGTATCTCCTGAATCAAATGGTCTATATCGGCGCGTTCTTTAGCCCCTTTACGAACGACTCTGCCTTTCCATTGGCGGTTGAGCGCACCTTCGGCGTTCCCCCACACATTAAAGAGAACAGGCTCGACAACAGCGAAGTTATCGGGGTCGAGACCCCAGATACGAAGAACTCCTGACCAATCTGGGTGAGTATCACCTTCCATTGCTTCGGTAGTTACTACGCCTTCATTGCCATCCCACGAAACCCCAGGAGTCCATTCAGCGCTTCTTTTGCGCGACTCCATAGGCTGAGTCGTATTGTTCTCTGTAGTCTTTAAGAGATTTGTTAAAGCATCATCTAAATTCATTTTTCACACTTGCATCCGTCTAAGCCTTGCAATCTACGGCGGTGGCGGCGAACTACATTCGAACTCATCTCGAACCCAAAGTCAGCGAGAACCTTTGTTATTGCGGTTCCTTCAACTGAGGTATTCATAAGAGTTTCCATTAGTTTTGATGAGAAGGATTCAGGCAACTCTCTCATCAATTTACCCATCGCGCACTCATGCCCAGGCAAGGTCTTTTTTCCATTGAGCGAGTCTAACTTAGAGGCAAAATCATCCAGACTTATTTTTTGACTTACATCTTGGACATCGGATACTCCACGGGCGCGTTGCCGACTCAAAGAGGAGTCTGTCGCATTTCCAGCACCTTTGGAACTCGTCTGTCGTTGCGTTTCTGCCATACGGGTCTACCACTCTCTCCTGGGGAGCCAATGGCTCCGTGGTTATTTCCTCACTAGACATCGAAAATTCGCCGATAATAGTGGTCTTTGCTTTGGGTCTATCCCCAATGGATTAACACTACCCATTGGCTCTATACGCAAAACATGGACACCTGAAATTGTGACACCAGTTATTGAAGCAAGCAAGTTTCGAATATCTTCAATTTTGTCTCTGGCTGTTGGATAATCTTCTTTCCCTGCGCGAGAAATAATCTGGAGCATCGGGTAATCAATAACGATGCCTCCGCTTCCCATCGTGAAGGCTGGTGGGGTGCCAGAGTTTTCGTAGATGGCTGTGCAGACATCGGGAGACTCAGGAAGGGTGGCTAAAAATAGGCTAGTTCCAAGGGTGCCTTGAGAAGCGTGTGCGCCAAAAGCGCTTGCTGTGTTCTGCAAGTAATCGCCTATGGACTCAAGAATTGTTGCCATTACACCGCTCCATTCTTTCTCATTAAGTCAATGATACGCCTAACCATATTTTGCTGAATTTCTGGCAATCTCTCCATGAAAGGTTGCTCCAGATATTTAGCCTGAGTTGGCGGGTTGTGGTAATTGCCTAGAATCTCATGGACATACATAGCGTATGGGGCGGCTGGTCCACCAAAGAAAATATCAACTCCGATGCCTTGAGGAGTGTTCATTGGAGCCGAGACTCCGCCAGAGCCGCGCAGAGCGCCTGTATCAATAGGGGTCAAAATCATCGCTCTGGCAAAAATCATATTGGCTTCTTCAAGGATTACTTGACCAACAATCTTGCCAGCATCCTTGCCAGAGAACTCCAGCATATTGCGTAACTCTTGAGCGCCTTCTAATTCAAATGTAAAGGTTTGCGCCATGGTTATCTACCAAAGCGTATGACGGTGTGATGCGCTCCGTTTTCGTCTGCGATGTTATCAACTGCATTGATAGTAAATGTGTCGTTTCCGACAACCATTCTGTGTGCCACGGTAATTGAAGTCTGCGGACCCTTAGTTATGAAGCGACCAATATCGGTAACTTCAACTCCTTGAACATCGCGGCTTCGAACTGTGTCATAGATAAGGCGACCAGTAGCCGAGATATTTGTTTGAGCATTACCAAAAGTGGTTTTATTGTATTTATCAACTGATGCCTTGGGAGTAAAGACCACGGTATCGCTCATAAACTCAGCGACTTTGTTGTAGATAGCATCTGCCATGGCTACACCCCTACTCTACGATGCGTGTTTCGTAGAAAGAGTTTGGGTTATCCATCTGACCGACTACAAAATCTGTATTGTAATCGGTAGTTGTCTTGTCATCTGTGGACTTCAAAGCATCTGCCTTAGCCCATGGGCGAGGAGGAGATTTACGCATTTTGCGCTGGAATAGGCTGTGAGCCAACTCTTTATAGTGCGTTACCTTTGAACTGTAAGACTCGGAGACCGAAATATCGCCAACGCTCTTTGAAGTGCTATCGGCTAGACGAGCAAAGCGAGCGATAAGGATTTCAGCCAACTCACGCGCTGCCTCATAGGAATCATTTGACCATTCGGTAAGGACATAGGAAATTTCTTCATCTGAAAAAAGGGCATCAGTAGAATCTGTATCGTTAAGAAGAAAACGAACATAGTTTCTAGCAGATGTACTCGGGTCTCCTGAATAGGTGAATGTCATTACATACCGCCGAGAAATAACATAGAAGTGCGGACAAAATTCTGGGTTGCAAGAATGTCAGTCTCGTTAGGTAGGGTGACCGTTACATCCTCTGTTGGCTCACCCGCTGAAAGGGTAAGTTCAAAGGCGTTGGCTGTAGTTCCCTCAAAAACAATGTTCTGAGAGAAAGCCAACTCAAGTCCTGATTGCTGACCCGTAAAGGTTGCATTGCTGATGGTTGGTGAGGTCAAAGCCGTAATGTCTGTAAGGTTTCCAGTCGTAATGACTGTTCCGCTGACATTTGGCAATGTTGCAATTCGGTCTGCTGTTGGGTCTACAACTGTGAGAGTTGTTTCAAAGCCATTCGCCGTTGCACCTTCAAAGACCAACTCAGTTGGAATCTGGATATTGCCAGTAAAGGTTGCTCCAGCAAGAAGGGCGTAATCGTTTAACTCTGTATCTACATCTGTAGCAAGATTTTGAATATCGGTATGGATGGCAGGGTTATCTCCCGCTGTTGGGTAGCGTAAACCCTTAGTAGTTGTACCTGCCATTTTTTATCCCCTTATGCAATCGTGTATCTAATAATAACAAGACCTGAACCACCTGAACCGCCTGCTCTATTTGTTGAGCCACCATTACTTCCTGATGAAGAACCGCCACCACTTCCTGTATTTACAGTTGCACTAAATCCAGGAAGGGCAGGAACTGTATTTACCTGCGAACCAGCACCACCGCCACCTGAACCACCTGCGCCTGCGGATTGACCAGAACCAGCGCCAGCACCACCGCCACCTGCGTAATAACCACTAACACCAGTACCAGTTGCGCTTGCCCAAGATGACCAAGTATTTAATCCTGCGCCACCAGCACCTGCTTGGCTACCAGCACCCGTTTGACCAGCCGCGCCAGCACCACCGCCACCGCCAGCATTGTTTTGAGTTGCACCACCGCCAGCATTACCGTATCCAGTTCCGCCAGTTCCAGTTTGCGTTGTTGCGCCACCTGAAGCAGTTTGCATATCATACGCGTTATTTGCTCCACCACCGCAACCGCCAGCGACACCGTTTCTACTAGCACTACCATTAGAAGCACCACCACCGCCACCTTTAGCAAGAGTTAAAGAACCAAATTGTGAATCACCACCACTTGCCCCTGAAACTGCTTCATTATCGCTTCCAGCACCACCAGCGCCGACTGTAATTGTGTACCCAGTTGCCGTAAGTGATTGAGATGTTGCGTAGAAAATACCACCAGCACCGCCACCACCTGCTTGACGGACACCACCTCCTGCACCACCAGCAATTACTAATGTATCTGCGCTAAGTGATTGAGTTGGAGTAAATGTTCCCGAACCTGTAAATGTGTGATACCAATAAGTACCATCGTTAGTTACTGTTCCGCCGATTGCCTTAGCAAGATAAGAAGAAGTTGTATTAAATACACCCGATGAAGTAAATGTGTGAATCCAATAACCGCCAGAATTTACAACTGTATTACCGCCAGATGCTTTCTGCGTAGCAGATAAGTAACGAGCAATCACAATTCCTGAACCACCGTTACCAGCAAGACCAAGTGTTGCTAACTGCCCTGTGTAAGAGCCACCTCCACCGCCGCCACCTGTTCCCAAAGTTCCATTGCCACCGTTAATAGTTCCAGTACCGCTTGAACCTATCCCAGTTCCGCCAGCGCCACCACCACCATTACCTCCCGCGCCTGCTGACTGAGTGCCATAGTTGAAAGAACCGTAACCACCACCACCACCGCCTGCATAAAAAGTTGATGTTCCTGAAATAGAGTTTGCAAGTCCTACTCCGCCAGCACCGCAAATACCGTTGTTGCTTCCACCTGAACCGCCTGCACCGCCAGCACCGCCGCCACCGCCTGTAGATTCGCCGTAGCCTGAACCTGGACCGCCTACACCGCCAGCGTTACCCTGTCCAGCGGGAGAAGCAGAGCCAGCAGTATTACTACCCCAACCACCACCACCTGAACCACCAGCAGCACCTTGATACATCTCAGCGGTAACTGCTGTGCCATTGTTATATCCGCCGCCGCCGCCGCCGCCTGTTGATGTGGTGGAATTGAAACTTGAATTGTTGCCGTTACTTGCTGAAGGGTTTACAGCGTTAAGTTGCCCCCCGCCGCCAGCACCTACTATTACTGTGAAAGAAGTATCAAGTGCAAAAGATGCAGCACTTACTGTTCTATAACCACCAGCACCGCCACCTGCTCCTGAAGCACGACCACCTCCACCGCCGCCTGCAACTACAAGGTAATCAACTGAGATTGATGAATCAAAACTTTGTTTCGCACCAGTCAGCGTGATATTTCCAGTCGTCAAAGCAGATACCTGTGAGCCAGGAATCATTATGCGCTGTAAGCCGAGGTGTGGTGTCATGGTTTTCTATATCCTTATTCGGTAATTAAATCCCAAGAGGTTGTTTCTTCGTTCCATGTGTAACGACCTTCAGTTGGCATTGCAACTGGAGCCTCGTATACACAAGATTCTTCATTAAGAACCCATGATGGATATGGTTTTGGAGCGATGAAAGCATCTAGGGCTTCATCGTATGAATATCCAATTCCAGCGTAATTCTTACGAAATGGTGTTCCGCCATTAGCGTGAACTCCCGCGTATGTGTTGTATGAAGTCTTTAGCCATGTTCCGCCAAGACCTAGTGTGTTCGCTAAAAAGTTCTGTCCGTCTGATTCATTCGAATCATCCACAACAAGAACGCGAAGAACGATGTTGTTCTCATCTACTTCTGCGAAGTGTGCCATTTGTTTCTCCTTTGTTTTTGTTATTTAGATTGCGTATCGAACGATAACAATACCTGAACCACCGTTGCCTCCAGGATAATCAACACCACGGTTTGAAGCGCCACCGCCACCACCGCCTGTGTTTGCGGTACCGCTTGTAGGTCTAGTGGGAAGATTGCTGTTCAAATTGTTTGTACCACCGTTACCGCCACCACCTGCACCACCAGTTCCACCAGTAGGCGGAGTGCTATTTAATTCATTTCCACCAAATCCGCCACCACCGCCTGCATAAGTAACAGTAGAGCCAGTAATTGTATTTGTTCTACCAGCACCGCCAGCACCGCCAACAGGCGCACCTGAACTTGTACCATTACTACCTACTGCGCCAGCACCGCCACCGCCACCGCCTGTGTATTGAGAGCCATCTTGACCATAAGATGCACCAATTCCACCAGCAAAACCTTGATTTGTTGTGCCACTACCGCCAGAACCTACAGTTGGAGCGCCGCCGCCTGAACCGCCAGTACCACCACTTGCAACACCATCACCACCAAGACCACCACCGACTGTTGAAATAGTTGTAAATGCTGTTCCTGCGATTGAAGATGCTCCACCCTGCGTAGCATTGGTACTGGCATTAGTAGCACCAGCGCCTCCAGCGCCCACAGTAATTGTGTAGGTAGTACCCGAGTTCATTGACACTCTTGATTCTGCGGTTCCAGGATTACCACCCGATAAACTTCCAACAGTAGAAGAACGAAGTCCTCCAGCGCCACCGCCGCCGCCAAAGTCGCCGCCTCCGCCGCCGCCGCCTGCGACTACTAAATACTCGACATTTGTAAGATTTGTTGTTGGAGTAAATGTTCCTGAAGAATCAAATATATGAATGTAATTAGTTCCATCAGAAAAAATAACACCGCCACTTGCTTTTGGACTAGATGGGGAACCGATACCTACGGCAAAAATTCCCGAAGATGTAAATGTATGAATATAAGTTGAACTTGTTCCGCTACCTGAAATAGTAACTGTTCCTCCAATAGCAAGTTGAAATGGAGAGTTGTATCGGGCTATGACTATGCCTGAACCGCCTGCACCGCCTGTGGCTACTCCGCCTTGCCAACCACCGCCACCGCCTGAGCCTGTGTTAATAGTTGCAGCAGTTCCAGAGGCAGCAGGATTTGTAGTACCAAAACCACCAGTACCACCAATACCTGAACCACCTGCACCGCCCGCAGTTCCAGCAGCAGCACCACCACCACCGCCTGCGTAGGTTACAGATGAACCAGAAATCGAGGTTGCTCTACCTGCACCACCCGCGCCACCAGCGTTAGCGCCAACACCCGCTGCACCAACAGCAGCAGCACCGCCGCCACCACCCGCCGCATTAACGCCAGAGCCAGCACCGCCAGCAAAACCTTGACCTGATGGAGAAGCCGCGCCGCCTGTAGAAACTGTTGTTGCTCCTTGAGCGCCGCCACCAGAACCGCCCGCCTGACCCGCCGTTGGTCCAGAGAAAAGTCCGCCTCCGCCGCCGCCTGTTGATGTAATTGTTGCAAAAACAGAATTGCTACCACTTGCTCCAACAGTATTTACAGGAGTTGCCGCACCACCAGCACCAACCGTAACTGTATAGTTAGTATTTGTTGTAAGTGATAATGCAGATTCTAATGCGCCACTACCACCTGTTGCAGTAACAGTAGAGCGCATACCACCAGCACCACCACCACCGCCTGCGCCAGCACCTCCAGCACCGCCGCCTGCAACTACCAAATAATCAACTGAGGCAAGCCCAGTAAAAAAATTACTTTTAGCGCCTTGGGTCGTCAAAGCCCCAGTAAGCACAGATGAAACTTGCGCTCCTGGGTTCGCTCCTAAAAGTCTGGTCGCTAAGGACACGGCAACTCCCTATTAAGCAGTAGTTACGCGGTTAGCGAATCCGTGGATTGTTACTACATCTGCTGTTCCAGCGTATGCCTTTACAACGAGAGAGTTACGAAGAACTAGGTCTGGAAGAACAAGAGTTAGACCTGATGTTGCGGGAATAGACAACTTGATGTCGTCATCAACTGATGTTGTTCCGCCCCATTGAATTGTTAGGTTTACTGCTGAGGCTGATGAGTTATACGCATACATCGTAATAACATCGCAGTCAGTAGTAGATGAAGTCGCTGTGTGAATTGTTGTTCCAGCGCTTGATGTCGCCGCAACCTTAACTCCACGACCATGAGTAGAACCTGATAGCGGGATACGCGATACTGTTGTTGCCATTTATTTTCTCCTTATGCGAATACCTGCACCGCGAAGGCGAAGGCTTGGTCGTTGGCGGTTGTACCTGCCGCTGGAGTTGCCCATTCAGGAACTCCACCAGCGGATACAGTTAAAGTTTGTCCTGCTGTACCGATAGCAAGGCGAGCAGGTGTATTTGCGCTTGATGCGTAAATTGTGTCGCCAGTTGTTGTTGTAAGGCTGTTGTTGATTACTCCTGAAGTCAGAGCAACTGTACCTGTTGAATCAGGGAATGTGATTGTTCGGTCTGCTGTTGGGTCTGTGACTGCAAGAGTTGTTTCAAAAGCATCTGCTGTTGCACCTTCAAAAAGGATGCTAGAGACAAAAGTTAAATCGCTGATATTTCCAGTTGTGATAACTGTTCCTGTTACATCTGGGAGAGTAACTGTACGGTCAGCAGTTGGGTCTCCGCCTGAGAGAGTCATCTCAAAAGCGTTATCAGTTGTTCCCTCAAGAACAATGTTGTTACCGAACTTAATCTCAAGACCAGCCTGAGCGCCTGTAAAAGTTGCATCGCTAATGACTGGAGCAGTTAAAGTTTTATTTGTTAATGTGGCTACTGCATCTGCTGTGATACCAGCGCCACCATTGGTGGTGATTGCCATATTATGCTATCTCGCTTCCGAACGCGCTGAATGAGAAACTTGTAGATGATGCGTAGACTGTAACAACATCTGAAGCATCAATTGTAAGCCCTAGGGTATAAGCCGTGGTTGTATTTGCTTGAATTGTTGCATCATAAACGACATAATGTTCAGTTGCCAGAGTCGCTCCATTTGGGCGAACTGCGATTCGATATGTGCCACTTGTGCCAGCCTGATTACAGATGGTGATGGTTGAGATAACCGTCTGAGTTGATGCAGGGCAGGTGTAAAGCGTTGTGGCAGTAGTGGCTGATGGGTTTGATTGCCCAAGAACCTTGTAAGTAGTTGCCATGCGGTTATCCTCCGATGAGTAATAATGGACTAATGGTACCAGCCGAGTTATTTTGGGCTGTTGTAGCGCTTGATGATGCCGAAGCCGCGTAACCTTGCGCCGAGGTTACGAATGATGTGATGTCCTCACCTGAGATGTTATATGTCGCCGCGGTGAGAGCGGAGTATGTAGCAAAGGCTGTATCTAGCGCTGTGTATGTTGAATAGGCAGAATCAATGTACCAATACTGACCAGAGGCAGGGAACTTATCTACCGATTGGTCAATCAAAGCATCTAAAGCAGTAATGTTGGACTCAAGGGTATTCCAAGAAGTTAGGTCTACAGCCGCTACATAACTTTCAGATAGGGCTGGGTCTGGACTAATATCTGCTAAATCTAGCGACCCTGTAGTGGTGTAAGGGATGCTGATTTCATAAGAGCGCCCGTTAGGAAATGACTCCTCAACGCTGTAAACAAAAGGGTTTGGAACTACATCTGGGTCATTGGTTGCAGGGATAGAAACCGAGAAAGAGCCTGAACTCAAAGGCACGACAACGCTAGATGGAGCAACCATCTGGTCATCTGTACCGTTACGCAGAACCTCAGAAATGCTGAATCGAATCTGACCCTCAATCGGATTGCCTTCAAAATCTACATAACTACCTGTAATTGTAACCGTGGTTAAATTCGGACCAAGAGCCATCAGGCACCTACCAAAAAGAACAAATCAAATTTTTCAGCCACATAGGAATTTGCTGTATTCCTTGAAGTCAGGGCAGCGGCAGTAGCCGTTGAAAGGGCGGTTGCATTAGTCGCGGCTGCATCTGTAGCCACTTCCAACTCAGTCAAAAGGGCGTTTGAAGCGGTGTATTCGGCTATGGGTACATACGGTTCAGCCATCTTAAACTCCCATCATCATCAACTGATTAGTCGTGAAATTGGCAACTGCGCTTGCTGAGTTTGAAGCCTCTGTTGCGTAGGCAAGGGCGTTGCCCTCGTATGTAGAAGCATTTACCACAATCTCTCTCCTGCCGCTTGCATTGTTGTAGCGGGTCAATAGACCCTGGTAAGCATCCACGGATACATAAGAGGTGGCATCTGCTTCGGAAAGGGCTGTAAGCAGGTCTGCGAGGTTCTGAGTGGTACCTGCAACTGAGAGAGGTAGAGCAATCTGGAATGTACGACCAGAGGTAAAGTTCTCAACTATGGTGTAAATAAAAGGTTGAGGCATTACATCAGTATCGCTAGTAACTGGCAAAGTGGTTGTAAAGGAGCCAGTTGCATCTAAAGTCTTGACGATGTGAACTGGCATGATGTGGACATTCAAGGTCTTTTCTTTCAAGATAGTCTGAGGTTCAATAGTGATTGAGCCTCGAACTGGGTTGCCTAGTAAATCCACATAGGTACCAGCAACCGTTACGGTTGAAAGAGATGCTGGTAGTGCCATGATTTAAGCGCCTTGACGAAGTACATTTACGGTCTGTGTGCTTGAAGCAACCACGCCGTAAAGTTTTTCACCATCTTGCATTTCAACTGCCATGTCGGTTCCGCCAGTAAGAGCGAATCCGTAAGATGTTGTTGTTACGCCTTCTCCACCAATGTAGACGGTAGCGCCCGCTGCTGGGACTTGAACTGAAACTGTCTGACCATCTTTACCAGCATAGTTAGACGAAATTTGTGTGGCTGTTGTGCCTACTGATATGCGTTCGTGTGTAATTGCCATGATGCTCCCTTAGAAAAAAAGAGGGTGACTCATTTTACTGAATCACCCCCTTTTGAATTACTTGGAGGCGACTTCTTTCTTCGCCTTTGGTTTTTCAACTGCTTCAACCTCTGGCTCGGCTTTTGGCTCTACCTTTGGCTTTACCGCTTCATCAAGAATCTTGATGTAACGGCTGCGGTTGAGAGCCTTTGCGTGTTTCCATCCCTTGACATCAATGATGTCTCCAGATTTCAACAGGCGACCATCAACCACCATAGTCTTAAGAATTTCTGCTTTCATTACGCAGTCATATCAATCCACACATACGAGAATGTACGCGCTGTGTCGTTGATTGCTGAAGCAGTTGGATTGTAAAGATAAATTGAAACTGTGTCTGCCGCTGTTACAGCCGCTCCACAGAAAATCAAATCATCATTTAGGTCTGCTGGTGGATTTACAATAATGATGTCAGTTGTCTTGGCACCTGTAAGAGTGAAAGTAACTGAACCGCGAGTTGTCGCGTTGATTGAAGCAGGGTCTACTGATGCTGTACCAAAATCTAGTCCATACACCATGTCGCCAGTTGAGCCTTGAATAGCACCAACTGAAACTTCACCGCGAGAAATACGATTTACTTGAGGCATTTATTTTCCTTTTCTAAGAAAGAAGGGGAGAGCCTTTTCAGACCCTCCCCTTCACTCAACTTAATTAAGCAACGATTGTGTTCCAGAAGTAACCGAGGTCTGCTCCGATTACCTTGTTATCAAATGCCATTTCCGCTTCAATGCGGTCTGACTTGATTGACTCCATGCGGAACTGTGAAGTTCCAACAGTCTGTCCGAGACCACCTGAAACACCTGTCCAAGCGAATGTGTAACCCGCTGATGGTGTAAGAAGTCCTGGATTTGGAGCAACATGTGTAAGGAGTGCGCCCTTGCCAAAAGCAAAGCCGTAAGCCTCAGATGCGCCTTCGTTGTTAGTAGCCTTAACAGCCTTTGCAACCATAACGCGTGGAATGTCGAACATTGCCGCGAGCATATCGGTTGTGATTGTCTGTGAAGATGTGTACTTGATACGGTCTACAAGGTCTGGGTGATTCTTAAGAGCCTTGAATACATCGTATCCGAGAACGAGTGTGTTTGCTTCCATTCCTGTGTTTCCAAGAATTTCTGCCTTTCCTGCTTCAAGGTCAGCAATTGGGTCTGATGATGCGTAATCTGACCAATGCTTTGTCTCACCTGATGATGGAGAGCCAGCAACACCTGTTACATCGTCAGCCCATACGCCTGTTGTGAAGAAGTCAGAAACGAACTGAAGTTCACGGCGAAGCATTAGACGGCGTGTAACGAACTCTGTTGCCTCACGGAGAGGGTTCAAAGGTGAGTCTGCGTTAGCAAGTGTCTGGTCATCTACATCTTTGTGGAACGCCCAGACATCTGCTGAGTATGTTCCAGTTGAGAGGTTGTAACCGCCACCAGCAGATTCAGTTCCAGGTGCGCGGCGCTGAGCCTCGTCACGGAACCAATCGTTCTTGGTGTAAGTGAAATACTTGTCTGACTTCTTATCAACAGGGATTACTGGGAATACCTTGTCGGCAATGAAGTTGTCTTGGTTCTGAAGATAAGCAACCGAGATGTTTGTGAGAATTGCGTCAATGTGAACGCTATTGATATGTGGCTGTGGCATTTTTAGTTATCCCCCTTAAGCCGCTCTGCCTGGATTAGCGCAGTTTACGACTGCTGTGACGATGTTTCCATCTGCCGCAGATTCAGTTAGTAGTGTTCCGACAACATACTTTGTTGTATCTGTTCCAGCGACAAGAGCAACTGCCTTGCCTGTTGAACTTGTTCCAACAAGTGCGCCTTCGCCGATAGCGGCTCCAGCGACAATCTTTGTTCCTCCGACAATAAGCACTTCTGCTTCCTGTCCTGAAGTTGGAGCGTTCTGAAGGACTCCAACAGGAATATCAGTTGCGGCTGCTGCCGCTACTGCCTGTCCTGAAGAATCTAACTTCACGAATGTGTACTGCTTTGTGGAAAGGTCGGCACCTGCAACGAGGGTGACCTTTACCGAGTAATTACTAATTTCGTATGCCATGGTTATGCACCCTTTTCATTACGGTATTGGACATAAAGTTCAGGATTGGAAGATGCGGCACTAGCGAACGCTTGTTCGAAAGATTTTGCATTTCCTTCCTCAACTGCCGACTTTGCCAAAGCAGTTAGTCTGCTGTAAGCATCGCCTGTAGTGAAGTCTGCTGATTTCCCGATTTCAGCAAAAATGTTTGCTGATTCAGCCTGAGCATTTACAGATGTGAGAATTTCCTCTACTGACTTTGCTAGGTCTGCATCAACTGTGGACAAGCGGCGTAGCGCTGGTCCGACCTTCTCTGCATCAAGATTCAAGTTTGAGAATCCCTTTGCTTTTTCAATTGCTTCAGCATCAGCCTTAGCCTCGCGCTCCTTACGGAGTTCTTCGGTTGCTGTCTCTGCTTGCTTTTTGAAATCTTCAATCATTTTGACGACTGACTCAGGAGCGGACTTCATGTATTCCATTTCATCCTCGGTCTTATCTGATTCTGACTTATCTTCCTCTTTAGACATTTCCATTTCTGAAAGTTTGCCTTCGAGTTCAGCGATTTTCTTCATCGCATCTTCAAGTGTCATTTCAGCCTTTTCGACCTGTGCATCAGTAGCCGCGGTTGTTGTTTCCTCCATGATGGAGTCCTCCTCGGTGAGCGTTTCGTCTAAGACTCTCTGAACTTCAGATTCATCGGCTGATTTCATAACCAACCAACCCTCATGTAAGTGTGCAGGATGGTCTACTCCAGATGTTTCCTCAATGACTAAATTTGCCATTTTGCGGGTTCGAGCCAACATTCACTCCTAACGAAAAGTGCCTACCTAATCCAGTATGGACTGGTAGATAAACACGGGTCTTGACAAGCATAAGAATAACACAGGTGTAATTTCACCCCTTTTAAGAAGAAATCAAAATCCTTAAATTGACCATGGCGGCGATTAAATCTTCATAGGCGACCATTGAAAAGGGTTGTTCGTTCTGCCAGAATCGGGCAACTCTGAAATGGTAATCGCCCTCGGTCATCTTGCTCCAGACAAAAAAAGCCTGAGAATCGTGGGGTAATTGAACTGCTAATCCAGCGAATCCTGGAGTGGTTGCAACCGTGGCAACCTCAAAGCCCATTGACTTAATGATGCTTAAAGTGTCGTCAATAACGGTGGTCATTTGCGCTTTGGAGGTCTTAGGATGTCCATGTCATCCATCCACTTTGGGTCATCGGCATCCAATTCTTCGTATTCTTCTTCTGAGTCATCATTGTGGGAATGAAGTTTCTTTGGACTCTTTGGGTTCTTTGGCTCGGAGGAATCTTCACCTTCGGAGTCATCAGGGCTGTACTTTCCGTTCGCCCACGCACCATGGGAGCCTTGGTCGTGGCTACCGTGCTTAGATACTCCTACTTTTTTTTTAGTGTTGAGACTTTGTGACCAACCTTTGTTTCAGTTGGCTTTCCATCTCGGTACAACTGAATCAGAGCGGCTGGGTCATCTTCGCTTCCCTCAATAGAAAAACTTGAATCAGGAACATTGATTTTGCCATCGCGCACGATACGCACAATCTTGCCTGTAGCCGTACCGCCTGATGAATTCCAAGAAACCATGTCGCCTCTGGATACAGAGACAGCCTTTTTCATTTCGTAAGCCATGTCGCGCATAGCCTTTTCAATCATAGACTTTGCGTAACCCTTGAGACCAGCGATTCCCTTTTCATCAACTTCTTTTTCAATCATCGCGTATTCATCGTCCTTCATGCTTTTCATGGGACCATTGCGAAGTTCCTTGAGAATCTTTTTGTCTTTCATGTGGTTTCCTTCGGCTTCTTTTTCTTTGGGTTCATAATTGTATCAACATGGACACTATTGACTCCTGGACCATCTTCCTTCTCAACTTCTTCCATATCAACATAAAGGCGCTCTGCCTTACCGCCGATTGAATAGCCAAGAATCTTTCCAGACTTTACCAAGTCCCATGCCCAAGGCTCCCAGATAACACCGAGAAATACTGTGTTTGGTGGGTATGTATGGTTTACATCAATCCCGCTTATTGTTTTAATTGGAACTGTTAATTCGTATGGGAACGCCATAACTTCTACCCATTCTCCAGCAACCACATCGCGGTCATGCTGTAGACGGATACGGCGGTCATTAGTCTTTACATAATCCCAGACTGCTCGTTGCAACTCATCGGCATCTGTCCATTCACCATGGGCATCAATACGGTCTGGAATATACATAGCCCCTAGCGTGTAACGCTTAGCATCTTCAGCCTTTGAAACTTCATAGGCTCCAATGCTCTTAGGCGCTGCGAAAGCATCTGGGAATGAACTCATTGCAAGGGCTTCAGTAATCTCCTCATAGTCACCTTCGCCCATAACTAGATAGGCTGAAATAAGGCGAGTCGGTGTCCATCCCTGTGTTGGGTACCAGCGCTCCTCATCAATGATGTTGAAGCGATAGAGGTTATGGGGTAAACCTCTGCTCATCTTTACGAAATATCTCATTTGACCACTTCTCTCTTAAAGGTAAGTTTATCAACCAGGGTTGATTTAATCAAGCCAGCCTCTTGAGCCGTCTGGAACTGCTGAAGAACAAGTGTTCCCGTAGCGATAATTGCTCCGTAGTTTGCTGGACGAACAACGCCTTTGGCAATGTCAATCATCTGATTCCACATACTTTCTCGGGTCGAATCATTCAACTCAACCTGATATTTCTTGTAGATAGGGTGCGTTCCGCCTTCGCCTTCTTTATGAGCAAATGAACTCGGCGTGTGTAATTGAATCTCTACCTCAATGCCGTCTTTCCTTGCTTTGATATTAACTCCATCGTAAGGGTCGCCAGATTGCCAGAAATTCTTAACTCGTAATGTGAAGCCAGATGCCTCAAGAGCCTTTATTGTTGAATCAAGGGATTGAGCGTAATTCTCATCGCCAACTTTGAGCGTATAGCGAACTGCATCCGAGACAGCATCAGCCGCTCTTGACCTATCGCCATCAAATTCTGTAACTGCATCGCCATCAATTTTGCGAGCCAAAGAATCTGTTGATTTTACTCTTTGTTCCAATTGGACAAATTCTCCGCCAGCATTTTCCTGGATGACTTTCATCAACTCTGTAACTTTTGGTTCAACCGCAAGCGCTCTTTCTCGGATACGCTTTGCTTCGGCAACTGCCTCTGCTGACCATTGTGGTCTAGCCATAACATCTGGGGCTAATGGTGGGACATCACCAGTCACATTCATAGCCCATGAGCCGTGTTTCTTTTGGTCATGCTCACCATGCTTTGCGACATCTGACCAAGCCTTGCCGTCTCCAGAAAGAACATCAGAGTGTTGAAGGTTTTGCTCAGGAAACATATCTCTGTGGAACTGAAGCATTGCTGAAGCCAAGCCTCGGCGTTGATGTGCAGGTTTCACAATCGCTTCATAGATTGTTGCAAAATTATCGTTTTTTGCGGATGTTCGCGCAACACTTCCAGCACCAGGCGGAAGAACCTCTATTTTTCCTACTATCAATTTGGCTATTTTCTGTCCCCATCCATCAATGGTTGTCCCATCGGTAGGTTTTTTAAGGGCAAAAATTTCACTCCCTTTTCCACCTTGGAGAAAAAGCACATAATCTGTTGGTTGTTTTCCTTCAGGCTGATAACGAACTACTCGCGTATTCTCATTGAAGAATTCATTAACGCCATCGTTCTTGCCAATGATGGTTAATTTCGGTGAACCTGAAGCAGCCCAAGAACCGTGTGTGGATTGGTCGTGTTCCTCATGTTTTGTAAGAGGTTTCCACGCAAAAGATTTCTTTGCGGGTGCATCAATAGCCTGTGCTTCAAATCCGTTGGCTGTAGACCATTCAAGAGAAATATCTAGCGCTTCTTGTGCTGTTACTGATAAACGATAAACAGGTAATTTAGTGCCAGGATTATCAAAGGCAAAAGCAACTGAAGCGCCCCATGTATGGTGACCGTCAATTACGAAACCATCGCTGGAAATAAGGATTCTTTCTTTTTCTGGAATTCCACCATCCTCACGGAATTTATTGTAAATCGCTCCAGAACGAGCAGCAGAAATTTCTTTCTGAACTGGTTTTAATGTGGTTGGGTCAATTTCTTCAGCCGTTGATGTAATGCCGTCAGACTTTTCAATTTCAGCAAGGAAGCGACCTCGTTCTTTTCCAGGAATCTGCGGCATATCTTTGCGAGCAATTCCCATACCTTCATCGCCATATAACAATGTTCCTTCAACACTTAATTCAGTAAGGTCTGGGTGGTCATCTCGTTTCGCCGCCGACATGAGAAAGGCTGAGACATTTTCTTTCTCAACTGTTGGGTGACCGCCATCCAAAATTGCTTGAGCAATATCGTCAGCCCATGAGCCGTGAGTCTTTTGGTCGTGCTGTCCCTGATTATGTTTTGCGACTTCTTTTTCAGCCCGAGCAATCATGGTTTTAGCCCAAGTAAATCCTGCATCGCCGCCCCAGGCATCCCAGGCAACTCGACCCGCTGAAGGGAATCCCTTTTCGCCTTGGCTAAAACCGATAGCCTCTTTGTCTACTTCGTGGCGAGCCAAAAATGATTTCATTCGCTTCAGGGTTGCAAGCGAAACACCTTCTCCAGATGCCAACTGACCAGCGCGAGAGCGACCAATACCAGTAAAGCCGTCTCCAGCCTTGCCCTCAGAAATCCAATCAAGCGCTCTGCGGGCTGCGGTGCGGACAGCCATCGGAGGTATGTAACTATCTGACTTCTTAAATTCGTGCATCTGCGCTAAGCGCTTATCAGCCTCAGCCTTTGTGTTATATGTGCCGAACTTTCTTTTGCCTTCCTCGTCATAAACTGTGTACTTGCCATCCTCACGGCGAATCATTTTGTTTAATTCTTCAAATGGCTCTAAGCGCATTTCATAACCAGTAGTGGTCAAAAATAACTGGACATCGGCAATCGCTGAACCTGTAGATTTAATAACATCGGCAATCATGTCGGCTGGGAGTGAGCCAGCAAGGGCTTTGAGATTGGCGTTTTTCATTGTGTCTACGAGGATTTCGAACTCATCCCAGACATCGTTCTCAGGCGCTTCTAGCCCACGGCGCAACATCTCATTGACGGCAAGGTGATGGACTTCTAATACTTCTGGGGTTGCCTCTGACTTATGTAGGCGTTCATGCAAGGCGCGTAGTTTATCTGCGCTTAACTGGATTAGTTTTGGTGCAATATCAGCCATGGCTACATAGTAGCGGATTGAATTACAACCGTTATTTAGTTTCCTCTACCTGGATTAGATTCATCTCTATCATCTTATCCAGAATAGCAATTTCTCTTTCATCTGGAGGACCAGAAATATCTGAGGGCATAGAGGCATTAACCTTGGCTATCGCCTTGAGTCTTTCTTGTCTTTTCATACTATGATTTTACCGCACTTGCTGGCTTTTCTCTAGCGGTGCCGTCATAGACCAAGCCATCGCCATCTCTATCAACTGGACCTTCAAAGAGATTTCTGCCTTCAGGGGTAAGAATCTTCACATAATTAAGATTGAGGCTATCGAAAAGCCTCTCGCCAGCCCAAGTTACCGCCTTCTTTGTATCGCCAGTAACAGGGTGTTCGTAATCTGATGTAGTTCTGTCTTTGTAACCAATCATCACGAAATCGCTAGGCAAAGGAAAGTCATCGTTCTTTAGGTCTTTTATAGAATCCCAACGCGCTCCGTTTTCATCAGATACATAACCATTAGTAGCCCTACGCATAAGGGAATCAAATTCTTCTCTGGCTGGCTGACCAAAATCAAGTTCATCAGCACTATTCATATTAGTGATTCTGTTTACAACTATATGTTTAAAATCAGAGTCAATTTCTTCTGGTTGCCAGTCAAAACCGTCACGCGCCCACACGCGAGCGCCGTCCCAGCCAGTTCCAACTGTAATAGCGCCAAAACCTCTCTGGGTATACCAATCTTCGGAGCGGTCAATAAATTCTTTACCGAACCCTAAACCTTTATAGTCATCGTCAAGTTTTAATAACTTATGTTCTACTATCCAGACCCCATCTTCTTTATAGAATACTCGCTCGAACTCACCAGCATAGTTTCCATTGGAATCTTCAATGTTGCCTTTTACGCTAATGCCCGCATCACCTGTAGGTGTATCGCTAGTCAAGTCCACATATTGAATCTCGGAACTCAGCGTAGTAACAGCATCGCCAACAGCATTTACTACGGTGTGGTCTGTATTGAAGATTTCTTCGAAATATGGAGTTACATTGGTGAGCATTTGCTCGGTACTTTCACCTCCGTTTTGGTCCATCCATAGCCCTGCAAGTTCTCCAGGCTCGCTGTATTCAATAAGTTCATCAATCATTTCCGCTTGGACATCTTCATAAATAGTAGATTTTTCTTGCTCTGTGTACTCATGGTTTGGGAATTCTTCTTGGAGTCTTTCCAGTCGCGCACTCACTCGACCATCAATTCCCTCGGTGGCTTGTGAATATAAACCAGGGTCGTTCTCGACAAGCATTTTTAAGTCATCATAACCTGGTCCTTCTCCGCTGCCTTCCAGGATTGCATCTAAATCTTCTAGCGCTGGTCCTAGAGTGGACATTGCCTCCATGCGACCAATTTCTTCATCGGTGTATCCAGTAGCCCAAGAACCATGTGTTTTTTGGTCATGCTCGCCGTGTTTCAAGACAGGGATTAACCCAGCCTCAAAACGAATTACTTTGTAGGCTTTGCCAACTTCTCCCAGATTTTTTGGGCGTAGGCTTCGATTTCCGAATCGCTCATATCCGCGATGTTGGCTGGCAGTTCTACCGCTTCCAGTTTTTTCGACATTACCTGTTCCTCCTGTTTCGATTTCAGCGAAGTTAGTTACATCCCAAATAGAAATTTGGTCTTGCTTTTGCCCTGCTGAGATTGCTCTCTCTCTATCTTGGATGTTTTCCGATACATCAAGATAAACCTGTCCATCGTCCTTATTATGCCATAACCCCAGGTAGTTTTTACCACCGCCGAGTTCTGCCTTATGTTTCTTCATGTAATCAGCAAGAATCTTTGGACCCTTGATTGGGTCATAGAAATCATCGGCAGATACGACAGAGCCGTATTTAGCGCCCTTAGCGACCATGTACCCGCTAGTAGGTTCTGAGCCATCCACCATGTTTACGGAAAGACCGCCGTTCTCACGAACTCGGCTTAGGATTGAATCGGCAACTCCAGCGCCCATGCCACCAGTAGCCCAGTTTCCGTGGGTCTTTTGGTCGTGGGTGCCGTGTTTCTCCATAACAAGGGTTAGCCCCTTGCTTGAGTCATAACCAAAATTTTCAATCATTTACTAACTCCACATCCCAGACTTTACCTTCATTATTGAGGATTTTGAACTTACTATCCCGAGGTAGAAGGAACTCTGCCTCTCTTGAGAATTGAGATTCTATGCCTGTAACGCTCGCGGGGAAAACCCCTTGCGTACCAGCGGGTAACTTCATGCGGAGAACGATGCCCTGATACATTCCACTTTCAGCGTTTGCGAACTTTGCACCCATCGCAGGGTCAAGGCTAGTAGAAGAAAATCCTTTGTCGGAATAAACATCCCCAACTTTTAACGCCTCGAAAAAATCTAATCCATTGCCTTTTACTCCACGGTACACAGTTATAGGGCTATCCAGAGGTGGGGCATACTCGATTGCTCCATCTAAAAGAGCGATTGTGGTCGCAACACCATCTGTGCTAATAACTGGGTCACGGAGCGCTTCGTTTATTGTGTATCCGAGCATACTTTGGTAGGTATCAACAGCGCGTGTGAACATACTGCCAACTACCCTGTGTCTAAGAATTGTGTCCATAAAAGATAATTCTCTGTCTGTATCAGAACCTAATTTAGCAATTTCAGAGTCACGCCATGCAACCAAGTCTGTAACAACCTCGCTACCAGTAGCCCAGTTTCCATGAGTCTTTTGGTCATGTTCGCCGTGCTTAGCAACTGGATTAACAATCCATTTAAGGACTGCTCCGTTGGTTTGAGCCATGTAACTATTGAACTGGGCTTGAGTAAGGCTTTTGCGCTTGCCAGTAACAGGGCTATCAATAACAATTTCACTTATCATCCCTAGTCACCTCAATCCCTGCTTTCTCAAGAAGTGCAATCGTATCCTCACCAACAATAGAAAATCTCTGTAATCGTACAGATTTAATATCACTCAACCTCACCCCTCCATGAATCTGCGCTTCAAAATAGTCAATATCTCTAATTGTTCTTACAGACCTAATTGGTCGTGATACTGTAGTCATATTTCTTTGAAAGTGACGGCTTCGGTAGGCTGAATCTACTTGCTCAAGACTTAAATTACCTTTTCGAGCATCTGTTACTAAAACTGGTGTTAAGCCGTGATTAGCCGAATCTCCAGGAGAAATCGTTGTTCTACCAGCAACCTTATCTTTCAAGATTATTTTTACATCACCGTATGAAAGTGTTTCATTTTCGACTGATGGTTGAAGTGGGGTGTCGAAATATCCGTAAATTGGACTATTTGCATTTGTAGGCTGACCCCATAAACCTTTTTCCAAGTCGTAGCGACCCTCGTTGTATTCAATTTCAAATCCTAGTGTTGGTTCAGGCAATTCTGTAAGACTCTTAAAACCACCATGCTCAACTATTTTTCTTAGTTCTAAATCTCCTGACGAAACTCTTATAGCGATAGGAGCCTCGGCTACTTGTTGCAACTGACTTCTACCCAAGTTTAATTCTTCGGAACTTAACTCTCTAGCCGTTAGTCTTTCTTGTTCTTTGAACTCAGGCTTCCACTCATAAGGCATAGCATCAAGACCAGACTCGCTAGAGCCTTCAGCCCAATTACCGTGGGTAGATTGGTCATGTTCTTGGTGCTTTTCCATCTTGTCAAAGAAATCTTCGACTCTGCCGCCTTCTAAAAGATGGGCATAGTAAGCGTTAAAATCTTCTTTGTTGAGGTTATTGGCTAGGTAAGCGTATCGCCTTGATTGTGCAGGAGTAGTCATCATTCACCAACCGCCTTTTCTGCAACTGTAAGCATTGACCTATCTAAAACTACATAAATGCCGCGCTTGTCATCTTGGACATGACCAGCATCGTAATACTGATAGCCCATAGCGGCAAGCCTTCTACCGACATTATTACGGTGAGACTTTTCCCCGCCCCAGACCATTTCCTTCATAACTGTTTTTACAACTTCGGCTGTTGGCGCTTTGGCTGTATCAGGAATCATCATTGCCATCACTTTTCCGTTACCCAATTTATTGTTATCGGGGTCTACATCGTCAGCATAACTTTGAGCAGAATCAAGAAATGATGTTGTGTATGTTCCATTACCAAAGGCTCCCCAGCCTCCAAAATACTCGCCCTCTCTAAAATCGGTGAGGGCTTGCTCTGCCGTATAGGTCACTTCGCTATCTCCAGTAGATGAATAATCAGCGATGCCTCGAAAAACTATAAATCCACCTCCCTGCTCGGCTGATAACTTTGCTAAATTCTCTAAATCCTCAAGTGTTTCTACAGTTTTTGGTTTCTCAGTAAAGCCTTGGCGCTCGGCAATAATCTTGAGCGCATTATCACCGTATGCTTTGCCAGCGGTGGTTTCTGCAAAATCCATATTCTCGATTAAATCTAAAGTCTCAACATTATTACCAGCGGCTCTAACGGCTGCTTCGATGGCTATTCCAGGGGTATTTTGAGTCAGCGAACTATTGATGATGTTTAATTTTTCTTTGAAAAAGACCTCATCGAGCGCTTCAGTAATATCAACTCCAGCGCCACCGCCGCCTGCCCATGAGCCGTGTGTGCGTTGGTCATGTAATCCTTGGAGGTGCTTTTGGACTGCCGTTCCAATATCTGTCTTATTAACCGTTAATTTATCGGCATTGAATAAAACAACCTCAGCCCTACCTGTTTTGTAAATTGAATAACCGTCATAACCTTTTGCCGCCCAGTAGATATTGGCAATGTCAGAATCAGAGAAATTGTCCATCTTTCCAGAAGTAATTCTTTCTATAATCTTCGGCATATCTAAAGATGTTTCTTTATCAAAAAGACTATACGCTTTACTCCAAGCAATTTCGCCTTCAACCAACTTAACGCTTTTATCTAATTTCAAGCCTATAAGGTCTCCATACGCAGCCGCATATTCTGGTTCAGATGAGATATAAATTCCTTGACCCCAAGTTTGAAATGGAGTGAAACGAATTTCTCCATTTAATAAACTTTGAGCCTGTATATTTACATCTGTAACCCCACGGAAAAAGTTAATTTCTTCTTCTGACAAATCTTCAAGTTTAGGCTTCATGCTCTTGCCTAAGCGCTCGGCAACCTTTTTATACATCTCATTAACTGTGGTAGAGCCAGAGATAATATCTTTGATTTCATCATCGGATAATTCGCTGGATGAGCCTTGGGAACCTTCAGCCCAATTACCATGAGATGACTGGTCATGTTCCTGATGTTTGAAAACTGGGATAAGCCCAGGCGCGAACTTGATTACCTTCATCGGGTTCCTCGGTCTGGAGGGATGATAACGAAGGTACAGCGGCAATTAGGGTGGACTATGGGCTTCTCCAGCCCGATAGAGAACAGACCAATCCAAGGGACGACTTCTCCATTCAAAGGCGCACAAATGTCGCAGGTGCGCTCGTCTGGGGCTGTAATCCACATCTTCATAGTTGCAGGGTCTATGTATCCCGCTTCATCGGCTTGGCGATAGCCTTCCATTCGCCCTTCATTCTGGGCTATCTGAATCTCTGTGCGAGCAATCATGCGAGCGCGAGCGCCCTTGAGCCTGTCTGCGTAGGCTGTTGCAGATTTCTGAGCGCGTTGGATTGCTGTAGCCTCTTTGATACCAGCCGCGATGAGACGGTCTAGTTCTCGAATCTCGAACTTTCGAACGGCATCTGCCCACTTAGGGTGGAGACCAATAATGTTTTTAATTCGAACTGCCGTGCGGCGCACATCAATCTGCTCATTGAATGAATCAATAATTATCTTACGGATTGCCTGACGGGTAAGGTCGTCAATACTTGTCACCAACTGCCCAGCCCTGCGAGCAGCAAAGGCTAGTGAATTAGGGTTTGTTTTATTAAAAGAAAGACTGAAGGCAACTGGTTCTGGATTAACTCTTGCCCAATTCGGAATCTTCGTAAAGTCCATATTTGCCATGGATTCAGGATTTGCAATTCGAACTTGGGTAGGCGTAAATGCTGGCAGCGCCAAAACTGGAGCAATCTTTTTCAATCCTTGGATTGCTTCAACTCCACCGATGTCAATGATGCCGAGCAACTCGGCTTCAATCTTAGGAGCATCACCATTGACAGAGATTGCTCTAAGCAAGCGGTCTAAGGTATCTGCATCTAAGCGACCAAGAATCTTTGCCAACTCATCCACTTTGATTTTGTCGGTTGCATTACGAATCGCATTAACGAGAACGCGAGCCATCGCCGCTTCTTCGGCGGTTAGAGGATTTCTGGAGCCATCTGAGCCAGAGCCAAAACTAATTGCCATGCTCTACTCCAAATCGCCGTCTAGCGGTTCCTGTCCTTCTGGAATTTCAAGTTCTTCTTCCAGAGATGGCGGTGCATCAAATCCTTGAGCAGCAGCCCCTTCAGCGCCAGGCATTGCTGGAGCGCCGTAGGCTTCTTGTCCGTCATGTTCGGCAGGTGGTAATCCAGCCAAATCGCGTAAGTAATCTTCCAACTTAGGGTCTGGCATAAGAACGCCAGCGGTAGCCAACTTGGAAATGTAATCTGCAACCTCGGTCAAATCAATATGGCTTACTTCTCCGTATGTGAGGAATGGGGCGCGTGAGACATCCATTCCGTTTAGTTTCATAAGGCGAGGAATTGCATATTGATTAAATACTTCAGCAATGTTCTTGGCGATTGCATCAACTGACATTGACCATAAATCCATCTTTGATGAACCTAGGGCGTATGAACCTACGCGGTCTGAGCCTAGAAGAATAAAGTCTGAAAGGATTGACATAGACATGCGCTGGTCGTAGCGCTGAACAATTTTGTCTGTATCAAATTGGCGTGAGCCGCCTGATGATAGGAGAACTAAGTCGAACTGCTTATGTCCTGCATCATCATAAAGTGTTGGAAATACAACACCCTCTTGCTCATTGCGCTTGATAGATGTAACGATGTTTTGAACTGTCGAAAGAACATTTGCTTGCTCGGCTGTAGCCGCACTTGATAAATACTCAGGCGGTACATAGGCAACTGGCAATCCTGCTAGGTCGCGTTCAATACCGACTGCTTCGATTTCTTCGATACGGCGCTTGAAGAACCAAGGGCGGTATGCGTTACGAAGGATTGAGCGACCCTCTGGGTTATTTTTAGCCGTAGTTGTACGGAATAGCAGAGCCTTCTCGATAGGGATGATGTGAGTGCCGCCCGATGATGGGTCGGTCTGCTCCATCGCTTGAATTCCACCGCGCTCGTCAATCTGCCAACGGAATAAAGTTTCTTGGGAACGGATAGGCAATTTACGCCATCCGATTTTATTATCTGTGTGCTTAGAACGCTTAGATGGGTCTTTTGCCTCTGGACCTGTACGGACTTTGTAAACAATTTCGTTGTAGGAATATCCGTAAACGAGCATTGAGAGAATTTGAGAAAGTGTCTGGTCCCATGAATCCGACATATCGTGTAAGCAAGAATCTATGAACGCTGCTACTTCTTCATCTTCAGGCTTTACTTCACCATCTACTGAATTATCGGAATATGGGTCTACGCGCCATTCAAGGCGTGTAATAACTTTCTCAATCGCATAAAGCATTGAGCCGATTGTTGGGTCATTGTCAGCCATCTCACGATAAACGCGAGCGCCACGAAGTCCACGAAGATTAACAAGGAATTCTTCATAAACCGTTCCACCAGAACGGCGTAAACCCGTAGAGCCGAGTTCTTGTAAATCTGGCTTTTCTGCCATTGTATCCCTCTACTCTTTAGATGCTAGTCCGACAAGAATTTTAATAGCCTGTTCTTCATTGAACCCTGCACTTTGCAACTCCGTGAATAATTCATGGGTTTGCACCGCGAAGGCTCCGAGAACGGACATGACCCCACCGCCATTTAGGTCGGAGTAATCATCTTTCACCCAATGATTTTAGCATTAAGTGAATTTTGTACTTATTCTCCGTCTAGGACAAATTCCTTGCAATTCATACGCAGAGTAGTAATTTCTTTTGCGAAGATGCGAGCCATGTCTTTTGTACCCGCTTGAGCGTACATACGGTGTTCTGTCTGTTCGCCAAGTGAATTAAATGAACGGAACGAAATCTTGAAAGGCAACTCATTGGCTGTCTCGGTCAATTCGATTTCTACATAATCGCCCACATCAATCTTATGCGATACGAACGGTCTGCCAGATTCGGTTACAACAACTTTAGCCCCAGGAATAGCGCTAACGAAGTAATCAGTCCAAGCCACGATTTTCCCCTTTCGTAAGGAAATTATTAACCCCTAGCATACTATACGCTGGTTAAAAAGGCGCAACATCCGCTCCGAATGGAGCGCTCCAAGGGTCAGGCGTGGATGGATTAAATGAGGCATCTGTGCGCTGGACAACGCTCGCGCTCGTTACATGGCGCTTGAGGTCAATGCCTACATTCCATGCGGTGACGGCAATCTTTGAGCGCTTAGCCCCCGTTGCCTTGTCATCCCAATTCTCTTGAACTGCGGTTCCGACCACAATCACGGACATTCCCTTTTGAACTGAATCGGCTACATTCTCTGCGGTCTTACCCCAACACTTAATATCCCAAAATGTTGTATCGGTATTTTCCCATGAGCCATCGGCTTGCTTAACTGATTTTGATGATACGACTGTGAAGGTTGCGATTGCTTTTCCATTAGGGATTACACGCAACTCTGGGTCTGCTACTACATTTCCCGTGATAGTTAATTGAGTCATTTGATTTTTCCTTCGGTTATAGGTATCGGGATGATATTTAGTTTTGTTCTTATGCCTTGTCTTTCTCTGGTAGAGGTCCCTCCCCAGATTCCAACTACTGAATAATGTAATGCGTAGGTCAGACATTCTCGCTTCCATCGGCATCCATTACACATCGCTTTTACTTTTTTATTCTCCTCTGTGACTTTGTTCTGGTCTGGAAAATAAAACTCCGTATCAATCTGTGAGCAAATCGCTCCTTCGAACTGCCAAGGTTTCAACACTAATAAATACTTCTTTCTCCTCATTGACAATCAACGGATGCGGGGAATTAGGAGATAACCTAGCCAATAAGTTGCCATTGCGCCATACCTTGCCACCAGCAATTCCATCGTAACTATTAGTGTCAGGCTTTACTAGAGATTCACAGTCATTCCAGAATTTACAGTTTCGGCAATACTGCAATCCTGGCTGCGCTAAATCTAATTGGTATTGGTCAAAGAGCCACGGGTCTGAATTGCGACACGGGGCATTATCCAAAAACTCTAATAAACTCATGGTGTAAATACTAGAGTTAGTTATTCAAATTATCTGTGATTTGACTCTCTTGGCGTGTCGCTAAATCGCCGAATCTTTCAACTAGAAGTTTCTGGAGAAGTTCCAGTCTCTCCTTCTCCGTCATCGTCATCGTCATACAGGTTGTCCTCTCCCCATGTATCTATTGCGTGATGAAGTAATCCCTTTTGTCGCCAATCGGGTTGCTGGTCATCTGCAAAAGTTGTTGTCCAATAACCGTCTGCCTTCCCATCTGTCCATTCTGCGACCAGAACCCAGCCAGTACAAATGGCTGGGTCTGGAAATGCAATCCTCGCTATTTCTGCAAGGGCATTATCTATCGCGGAAGGCTTTTTTTGTTCTTCATCCATGCGCCAACTCTAGTACCAGAAATTCCGATGCCAGAAGGAATCAGCGTTGCATGGCGTGTCGTAGCGCGATTCAATATAGAGAAATCCTCTTTCAATCTGTCGCTCAACCGTAGTCTTTGGGTCAAGTCCTAGAATCTGGGGAATTCCACCTGCATGAAGGCGCTCGCCACCTTGGTAGACGGGCTGTTTATTGTAGGCATCTGGTCGCCAATTTGATTCGCCAGTCCACAAATCCAAAAGGCAAGCCCATTGTTTCGGTGTATCCCAGCCGAATTTATCTAGTTGGGTTTTGGCGTATGCCTTAGCCGCCTCTGGTGTTCTTTCAACCAAGACAGGCTTAGGTGGTTCTACAACTATTTCAACTGCATTTGCCGATGGGTCTTTTGGCATCTGAAGTGGATTAGTTGTAATCAGTAATGCGCTGATTAGCGCGATATGGATAGGTTTTAATTTAACGGTTTCATAGAATCGCATAATCCTCCATAGTTCGGAGCGAACGATTCATCGTTACTGGATGTAACGGTTCCTTGTTGTCAGTATCGGACTGACCTCGCTTTTGAGGTGTAGGTGTTTTGCGAACCTGCATTAAAGGTAGCAGACAAAAGTGAATATAGTAAACAAGTGGGGTAATAAATAAAAGGCGTTCGGTGGGGGAGCCAACACAATGCGAGTCTATGAGAGAGGACAGACAGCATCGGGCAATCTACCCCACCGAACTTGGGTACCCGATAAATAGGGTACACCAATCGGGTATAGAACACCCGCCAAGAGCGTATATGGCACTCCTGACGGGTGAACTCTATTTAGTCTATTCGTGAATCAACATAAGCGGTGATTCCGTAACTTTGGAGAACTTCTACCGCTCCCTTAGCAGCAGCGAACGCTCTCTCGTAACTTTGGTCGCGGCGAATACTTGGTGCGAACTCCCAGGAACTAACAGCGTAACCGCCGTAGTAGTGGGCTGAACCAATTCCGCGCTTCTTCAATTCAGCAACGAATTTTCCTCGCGCTGGCTTGATTACTACCGAAGCGAAACCGCATACTCCACCTTCAATGAAATATGTTGGCTTTGTTTCGTCAATTTCATTTCCGAAGAAAGTTGTTGGAGTACCGACAACCATTGGTGTTGGTCGGCAAGCGCGAACTGCCGCTTCTGCCGCCTCTGATGCTTCGACAAGAATCTCGTATCCGCTCTTAACTTTTTCTACTGTAGCCATTTTGTATCCTCTCTCTTGGTTACAACATAAGTATATCTTACTGGGGTTGATTATGCAACTTCTGAGCATTACGCTCATCGGCGATTTGCTGTAAAGCCTTCTCAGCCTCCTCGCGCCTGATACGGCGTAGGGAGGCTTCAGAGACCCGTAGAGGCTCTTTGAACTTAGTCCAGGATGGAATTAACATCAGAACCACTTCTCGCTCTCTATGGACCCCACAATGCCGAACACGGCGAATATGAGCAGGAATAGCCCCAGAGCATCCAGCCATTCTGAGACCTTGTAGCCACGCGCTGTAACGCGCCCTTGCTTTTCTAGGTATCTAGCCAACATGGTTTTTCTCTCCCTTGATTAGTGTGATGATTCCGTGTGCAACGAGTGAGGCATCTACCTCGCATCGAAAGCAATACGGCTTGCCATTGACGAAAGTGATTCGGAACTCCGAACCGCATGTATAACATTTCATTTCTTTACCTCGCATATCACTTCAGATTCTCCGCGACCCGTTAAGACCGCAACGATGTCTGACTTTGGAATTTCTCTCTCTAAGATAATTCCGTCCTTGCTAAATCTGTTAGCAAAGAATTCTGCCTTGGCTTTGTCTAGTGTCCATGAAAGTCCATCTTCATTGAGACCCTTAACGCATCCACGGTAGATAGTAACCAACTCAGGTAGTGAATTCAATAACTCAATCTCCGTGTCGTTCATCAAGTAATGACGATTTGAACGCTTTGATGAGAGCAACTCTTTCCATTGCTCAAGGTTCTGCCATTGATTTTCTGTATCTGTCCAGATGCTAGAAAGAAGTGACCAGTATTTTGAATCTGGTAAATCTTTTGCAATCGAGATAAATGCCTGGAGGCGATATGGGCGCTCATGCAGATAGATAATCTGACTGAACTTTCTGTGCAGAACCGCATCAATCAAATCCTCTTTCTTCTGGAGGTAGTAAGCGTTGGCTCTACCATTCGAAAAGAACGGAACTTGATAGACAAGCGGGTGACGAAGTTGAGGACCGAGCGCCCCATCTTTCTCAAAATATGGAACGAGGTCAGGGTGAAGTGGCTCATTGGTTTCTGCCAACAAGCGCTGCAAAGTTTCTTCTATCTGACTCATTAGTAGCCTCTCTTTCCGAATTTCTTGATGAGGATTGCCTCTTGCTCCTCATAAGTGATGCCATGCTTTTCAGCCAAGTTGAAGCAAATCAACTGAGCAATCTCTCCAGCGAAAGCCCTACGGTTCTTTTGCTCCTGGATGCTTTCCTCTGTGTGTGGCTTGCCATCGTAATACTCTGTAACGATTTCGCGTTGAGAATCTGCGTACTGGCTGTACCACTCTGTAATTGCTGAGCGCTCTGTCTTGATTACTCTTGTCCACTTGCCCTCTTTGTAAGTCAAAGGCTGACCTGATGCTGTTGGAGCGTTAGCCTTTTCTTTAGCGATTCGTGCAGCCTTCTTTGCTTCACGCTCTGCTTTGGCTTGAGCCTTAGCAATCTTGTCGGCTGTGACGATTCGGGATGGACGGTTCAAGACCTCGGCTGGAGCAGATGGATAACATACTGTGCAAGCATCCTGACCAGCATCCTCAACGATTATCTTCTCATCGTCATTGCTGTACTGAACCAACCATTGAAAACGAGTTGTATCAAAGCAAGTTGAGCAATCCTGTGATTTGTGAACATGCCCATTGCTGTTGATTACTAAGAAAGCGCGTGTCCATGGGTCGCGGTCATAAATCTCATTGAGGTCAAGAATCTGGGAACCTACTTCGAAAATCTTTTTTCTTGCAGATTCAATCTTGCCTTGTTGTTTTGCAATTTCTTCAATGCGGGTTGGGTAATGCTTTTCGTAGAACTCTTTTGTATCAATCGCACTTTCTAAGTCGAACAATAAATTGAAACGCTTGAAATGCAATTCAGATAGTTCTGTATCAATCTTGACTGCGAACTCTTTGGTAACCATCTTTGTCCTCTCTCTTGAACAACTCCAGTTTACACTATGGGGGTTAGATATGCAACCTCATTCCATTACCCGATTCTCGGCGTGTCTGGGCTTATATCAGCCCGAGCCTGGACTCTCGATTTCCTTTTCTAACCCCAGTAGTGTATAATGGAAGATGAGAGGGGGCAGATATGAGAATCGTCATCTGTTCTGAATGTGGCAAGGAATGGCAACTCCGTGGCGGAATGGCTTTTGAAAGCCTTTGGCGACACTTCAAGAGAGAACACAAAGAGCAACCAGTCGCGCAAGCGGCTTAACAAGGGAGACTGATTTGGAGAGAGACAACCAAAAAAGCCGCCACTATGCGGCTGAGCGTTTTCTGTACGACACAGGAAAGACCGTCATAAAGACTGGTAGCAAAAACTTTCCCGAGATTAAATTTAATCTTACAAAACAAAGTTCAATCCATGATTGTCAAAGTTACCTGGATGTTATCTGCCACCAGTTTTGGTTTAGGCAACGATTCGGGGAACGCAAGATTTACATTGAATCAGGTCGTGGCGGTGGTCAGGCATTTGGCACCCGAAAAATTAAACTTGGTACCTGGGCTAGAAATGAAGCCGTCATCCTTCACGAACTGGCTCATTGCCTAACACCTAATGCAAAACACGGCGCAGAATTCTCTGGCGTTTTCCTATTCCTGGTCAAGAACGCCTTTGGTGCGGATGTTGCTAAGCAACTTCGAGAGTCATACAAAACTCATCGGGTGAAGTACAACAATAAAGCAATACCTCCGATTGATAAATCTTGCTTGACTCAACTTCAAAAGTCGAGGCTTATTCGAAAGAATAATCGAGCCGAGATACAGCGCAAAAAAGAACTTTCCGTAAAACCCTTACTTTCTGAGGAGAAGGAGCATCTAATTAGATTGCTCACTCGCGCCATCAACTCGGGTCAATTCGGAGAGCCGAAAAGCAAGACCCGAGCCAGCGCTCAGAAAGTTATTCGAGAAGTAAAAAAGGTTTAAGGCTTCTTCTTATCTACCTTTGAGAAGGCTTCATTGATTTCAGTTGTAGTCAGTTTTCCGTCATCCAGGAAAGAGCGAGCCAGGGATTCAACCACGGTTGCAACTCCGAGCAAGCCAGCCATAAGCGCGGCGGTCAATGGCTCAAGCCCAAAGAGGGAGCCAGCGCCGATGACTGATAGACCAGATGCAGCGAACACCGAGAGGATTCGCATTACTACATTGTTTATATTTTTCATTCTTCATCCTTATTTCTGCGTAGTGGGTAAGTGAGAATCCAAATTACGAGGCACCATAAAGTCGCATAGGCAACTGCCGATTTAGCAGACCCGTCAATGGTTACCCAGGCAATAAAAAATCCCAGCATGGTGAATAACTGACCTATTAAGTCATTGAAGAAGTTCTTCATTTACATTCTCCTTATTGATAGTGATGCGATTGCTCCCACGATGACGGAGGCAACAACAACTGTTTGTGATTCTTCGCGTTCTGTTGTGGACATATCTGCTCCGATGTTTCCTAACGCCATAAGTGCCTTTCCTGGGTCAGTAAAAATTGCCCCTACTAATTCGGCTGGGTTTTCTACCAACTCAAGGGCATCTGCAACCTCGGCTGTGATAACGATTGGTTCTCCGCTTTCATCAACGCGGGTTTCAACTGGTGTCTCTGGAGGTAAATCTTCGTAATCAATTCCAGCCTCAGCGATTGCTGCTGCTGTTACTGGCTCGCCCTCGAACTGAGCAATAATCGCCTCAGCGACAAGACCCTTTTCTGCCTCAGTAAATTTTCCGTCCCCAGAGAGAGTTTCTGAAAGATTGTTTACTTCGTCTTGAGTAATCTCACCATCGGCTGAAAGCGCATCAATAATTAAATCTTCTTCGGCTGCACTTAAAGCGCCACCATCGGAAAGAGTTTCAATCAACTCAGTCGCTTCGGCTTCGGTAACTTCTCCATCTTCCATCAATGAATCAACTACCGCTTCAGCATCAGCGGGTGTAATCTGTCCATCTGCTAAAACATCGTCAATAACTTCGGAGGTTTCTAATGGTTCAGGAGACGGTTCTTCTATTGGCGGTGGTGGCTCTGTTGGCTCTGGCTCTGGCTCGGGCGTTGGTTCTGGCGTTTCAACTGGCTCGGGCTGAGGCTCGGCTTCGGGTTCTGGAGCAGGAGTTGGTTCAGGCTCGCTCGGCAATGGTTCTGGCTCAGGCTCGGGAATGGGAGTTTCATCGGGAGTCGGGGAAGGCTCGGGAGATGGAATAGGCTCGGACTCTGGCTCGGGTGTAGGTTCAGGTTCAACGGCAGGAGGAATAGGCGATGGCAAAGGTGTGGGTTCAGGTATGGACGGCGAAGGTTCCTGGGGCTGTTGAGGTTGAGGAGTCGGACTTGCGACAGGTTCAGGGGTTGGAGTCGCTGAAGAAGATGGTTCCGATGTTGGTGAAGGAGACGGCTCACTCGGAGTGGGCGATGGTTGCGGATTGGTCGCGGTCTCCGTTGGTGTCGGTTGAGGAGATGGTTGAGGTTCTTGAGCCGAAGGACTTGGAGACGGTTCAGGAGATGGAGAAGGAGAAGTCATATCGGGAGAAGGCGTTGGCGAAGGGCTGGGGCTGGGTTCTGGGGCTTGAGGGTCATCAGTATAAGCAAGACTGACCGCTAAAGATTTGTAAGTACCACCGCAAGGGTCACCGAAAACATCGTTAATTGCCATGATTGTCGCAATTGCTTTACCAAAAAATACTTCGAGAACTTTCTCAACTGAATTAGGTGCATGACATTCACCGATTGAATATCCATCTGGTGTTCCGTAACTTGCAAATATAACTGAGGTAAATATCTTTCCAATTGGAGCAGAAAGAGTTAGACCGTCTCCTTCATTCGCACTACCATTTACGCTATTAACTTGAGGGATAGGTGTTGGTGATGGAGTTTGTGATGGTTCTGGTGTTGGCGATGGGCTTGGCTCTGGGCTGGATGTTGGGTCTGGACTCGGGGAAAAAGTCGGTTCGGGAGTCGGAGAAGGCGTACTGGTTTCGGATGGTGAAGGACTTGGAATTGGAGTTACGGTTGGAGAAGGCGAAGGTGAAGGCTCGGGCGTTGGTGCAGGAGCAGGAGAACTCACCGAGACCGTAAAGATTGGTCCGTACCATCCACCCCAAAATCCAGCATCTATGCCTGAAACAGAAATTGTTGCTTGACCCGATACCACAGCGCTGACCGTTGCAACTTCGATTGTGTTGCCACTAAAACTTTGACCATTTATTGAAACTGTCCAGTTATCAGGTATTGGCGTACAGGAACCGATGCAGTTTGCGATTGTGTTATCAATGGTGACGGTGACGGTTGAGCCATCTAAGACGGATGTTATGTAGGAGGCGCTACCGCCTCGATAATCAAATTGGATTGAACTGCCCGAGACATTGCCGTTTACCACGGATTCCCATGCGTTATCAGCCCCAGCATCATCCATGGGTAAAAGGGCTAGGAGGATGATGATGAGGAAGGCTATTCCTAAGCGCAAATACCTCATCTGACCCCCTTATTCGGGGTCACTAGGACACGATATGTATGCCAAGTGTAGCAATGGAATAATTTATGCTATACTGGGGTTGTAAATGAATGAGAGAGAGGAATCAAATGTCACAGGTCAAAATCACATGGAAGGCTTTTGGTGATAAGCCAGAAATCGGGCGCTTCATTAGTTCTGTTGAATTCGAGACTGAATTCAAGGTTGAAGAAGCCGATGTAAACAAGTTCTTAGAGGTTGTTTACCACAATACAAATACATACTCAGGAAACTTATGGCAGATAATCGAGCCAAAGTTATCTGCAACTCGCACTCACACATCTATCTCAGTCGGTGACGAAATCGAGATTGACGGTCAGGTTTACATCTGCGCTGATTTTGGATTCGAGAAGATTGAGGATGTCGAAATCAAGTATTTCGGAGATTCGGTTTTTCGCGTGTCGAAGAAAGATAAGGTTAATAACTAACCCCAGTTATGATATAATCAGGTTGTAACCAAGAGAGAGGATACAAAATGGCTAAGAACTGCGAGAACTGCGGCGCGACTGCTGAAGTGTACGCGATGGGTCCTTACGCTGGAGATTGGGGCGGATATTACTGCGAGCCTCACATTCCAACTGGATTCAATGTAACCGACAGATTCAAGAGAGAGGAAAAATAATGTCTGAATCAAAAGTCTATGACCAAGTAGGAGCAATCATCGCCTACGAAACAGGCGAACTCAACGATGAAGGAACCATTGAACTTTTCCAGCATCTTGTTAATACTGGTCTAGCGTGGCAACTTCAAGGTCACTATGGTCGCACAGCCGCAGCGCTTATTGAGGCAGGGCTTGTTACGAAAGGCGAGAAATAATGAATCTTATTGAAGCCAAGAAAATCGTTGGCAATCAGCCAACATGGGCGCTCAAGAATATGGTCAAGGCGCTCAAGATGCTCCCAGCGCTTAACACCGCTGAAGATGAAGTAAGACTAGAAGCCGCAAAAGTTGTACTTAGAGAAAGGAACAAAAAGTGAACATTCTTATACTCACACCAGATACAGAAAAGTCATCCTTTGGAGAGCGTTATTGCGTGACGGTAGATTTTAGCGACCCTCGCATTAAGGGAACTCTCACCATTGGAGCAATGGCTTCACCTACACACATTCGTTACCAGGGAGCCGTAATTATCAATGGCGTTCCATATACAGTCAGTAATAACTGCGCTGTAGATGAGCCAAAGGTTCCGCATTACGCACTTTCAAAGAGCGGAACTTGGTCAGATTACGCCAGCGCGAGCGCTACGGAGACATTCCGAAAGGCTCTTGTTGAAATTATTGCCGAGGTCCTCAAGGATACGAATTTCGTAAAAGAGCAGATTGCGACAGAATCACAATACATCGGCTATGACATTGAGCGCCTCCAGGCAAATCGTGATGCTCTTACTGCCCAGATTAAAGAAGTAGACGATGAGATTGCTCAAAAGAAGGCTAAGCAATTGGTAAATAAAGCCCTTTTAGTGTAAACTGGGGTTAATAATAGAGAGGAAAGTTATGGACATCAACGAAGTGGAAACAAAAGAAGATTTACAAAAGTGGATTATTCAGTTTTTCCCTGATGCTGTTGTCCAACTTTCTGACAAAGGTGTAATTATCGAAACTGGAACGGATGTCGCAATGGGCGGCTATCTTTATCCGATTAAGGAGAGAGAAGATGCCTAACATGGAAGATGCAATCATTGTTCATTCACCAGAATATGCGAACTGGGTCTTTGACCATACGCACCCTACCCAGGGTCGTAGGTTTCAACTCGGGCGCAATCAGGTAATCCTTCAGGGGCAAGACCGTCATCTCAACATTGACGAATTTCTCCCAGAGGTACCTCACACCGATGACCTATTGCTATGCCACGACCCGATTTATGTCCACGATGTAACCGTCAAAGGTTTATCGGACGAATGGGAAGGCGCTCGCCATGACCTCGGTGACCTTGCAAAGTTATTCGTAGGCGGAACTCTTACGGCTCTTGATGCGCTACTAGAAGAAAAGACAAAGTTAGCCATTCACCTTCCAGGGGCTAAGCACCATGCGATGCGCGATTACTCAAGCGGTTTCTGCATCTTTGGTGATTTCGCTATCGCTGCTACCAAGGCAACTCAATTAGGTAAGCGTGTCGCTATCTTTGATTGCGATGCTCACCACGGTGACGGTACTGAGGCGCTCACAAAATCTAATCCGAATATCTTGACATTCTCTGTCCACCAATGGGGAATCTTTCCAGGCACGGGGCTTGTCTCGGACTGGGAGCGAAAGGCTTTGAACTTTCCTCTTGTTGCTGGCACTAATGATGAAGGCTTAACCGATGCGGTTCAATCCTTCTTGGATGTCTGCTTTGACTTTGAGCCAGACTTAATCTTCATCGCTTGCGGGGCTGATGGCTTAGCCGATGACCCTCTCTCGGAATTGAATTACACCGCGGGTGGTTATGAACTCGCCATGCGTAGCATCCGAATGGCTTACCCAGACACGCCTATCCTTTTTGGGGGCGCTGGAGGCTATCTGCCAGACGACCAGACTCCTAACCTATGGGGCAAGGCATCCCTGGCGCTGGTGGCTCCAAGGGGCTGACGGTACGCTTGAGCCATGACAACAATCGTGGCTATCCAGCAAAAGGATAAAGTTATTTTTGGGGCGGACTCACAGACAACTTCCTCCAATGGTCGAACATCTAATCATCCAAAAATGGTGAAGATAACTGAGCGCGGAGATTTCCTTATTGCTGGTTCTGGCGAATGTGCGCCTTGCGATATTGCCCAACATATCTGGATTCCACCGAAGCCAACTGCAAAAGACTTTTTAGATGTCTACCATTTTATGATTTCTAAAGTTGTTCCTTCGCTGAAGGCTTGTTTCAAAGAGCAAGAATACAAATGGAATGAATCCGATGATGGTGAAACTAAATTTGCTTTCTTGATTGCTGTAGGTGGCGAGGTATTTGAACTCGCTGAGGATATGAGCATCTCGCTTGATGGCAAAGGTTTCTATGGCGTTGGCTCTGGCTCCAGTTATGCCATCGGTGCGCTATCTGCTGGGGCTACGATTGAAAAGGCTTTAGAGATTTCAGCCGATAACGATGCCTACACATCTGCGCCATTCATCTATAAAACGCAGAATAAGAAAGTTGCAACTAAATCTAAATAAGTGTATTCTAACCTCTGTTAGTTAATCTATGAGAGGAAGTACCAAGTGGACACAAATGAAGTAAATAAGAAATTCGAAGAAATCGTGAAGCCAAAGTCAAAGGCTGTAAAGCGCAAGCCAAAGAGAGAGCCAGCAAAGTTTCCTGAACTGCGTTACCTCTGGGGCGTTGCATTGCTGGGTAGTTTTGTTTTAACTGTTGTCGTATCACTAATCACGACAATTTTAGAATCGGTGTAAGACCAGCATATTCTCGACTTCTTCGTTCTCTACCTCAACGGAAAACGATGATTGTTTTACATCGTACTGTCGGGCATGGTGAACGCAGAAATATAAATCGCCTGATAGAAAACTTGCTCGGACTTTCGCTTGCGCCCCGCACCTATCGCATCTATCGCGGGGCGTGAGTGAGGTTCGCATTTATTTCTTCTTGCTCTTATCGGTGACTGGACCGCCGACAATCCACGCTCTGCAAGTGCGAGCGCTGGCACACTTAAAATCGAAAGCCTCGCAATATCCCAACTCACCCGCATCGGTTACATCCCAGGCGTTTTCAGACGAATCGCCCTGGGCTAATCCACCCTTAATACATTCGAGCATTGCGGCTGTCTGGATGAAAGCGGCGCAGTTTCCGCATCGTTGTTTCTTAGCCTCGGCAACTGGGACATCCCACTCAGAGGCGATTTCAGACCAGAAATCCTCATTAGGCTCCGAAGGGTTTAGAGGACCGTAGTTAGCCTTCTCAATGGCTTTCTCGCGGTTCTCAAGGTTGGCTCCTACATCCTGGGTCGCTGTTGGGCATGAAGCCTTCAAGAGTGTGACGAACGCTGGCGTAAGAGACATAACCAAAGAATAGCATCCGAACATTTGTTCGAACTCATAACTTGAATAACTAACCCCCGTGTGTTATACTGGATATGTAAGAGAGAGGAGTGACCATGGAAAAGTGCGTTGAGTGCGGTGTCCAGGTTGGGAAGTTTGAAGTGTTCCCAAAGGGCGTGTGCGTGAAGTGCTACGGAATCCAGTTCCAGAAAGAATGGGAAACCATCATCAAGGTCGGGAGGTTTAAGTGAGCGCCGTTTACAAAGACTTCGAGTGGAAAACTCAAATATCCGCTGATGAGGGAACTGTAGATAACTACCTTTTCAGAGGCGATGTAAAGCCTGTTGCGCCATCTAAGGGAGACCTTTGGAGAGCGCTTGAGTGGTTGGCTCTATACGATGCTGGAGACGATTTAGAGGTCGCCCAGAGTTTTGCCAATGTGGTTGCTTTCCTAGATAGCGCCGCGAACTCGAAAGAAAAGCGCGAGATTCTTGCTGAGGCTAAGAAGGAATATGCCAAGGCTCATGGAATAAAAGTTTCCCAAGTTAGGTTAAAGAAGTAGGATTATCAACCCCCGTATGATATACTTATCCTGTAAGACCGAGAGAGAGGAAATACAAATGTCATCAGTAATCGAGAAGGTCAAGGTCCAGCCGAAGGTGGGCGACATTCTTTACTCATCATGGGGCTACGACCAGACCAACATTGAGTTTTTCAAGGTCGTCAAGGTCAGCGAGTTTTCAGTCTGGATTCAAGAGGTTGGCTCAAAGATTGTTGAGGTAACTGGGTGGGCGCACGAAAAGGTTGTGCCATCTGATTCCTCTGAATACCAGGTAAGAAACTGGGACGATGTTCCAGATGTCTTTGGAAATGTAAACACTTACATCACCAAGACTCACCCAATCAATCGCCACAAAGTTAAGTATTTCAGTTGGGATGGAGAAGAAAGTTACTATGTTTCTCTCAACTCTTTCTCACATGCAAAATTGTGGGATGGCAAGCCAAAAGAAGCAAGTCACACACACTAAGGAGGGGAAATGACGGTCATCGCAGCCTGGATTGACGGATATTCTAACGCTGGCTACAAAATTAAAACCGAATCAATCAAGAACGAACTCGCATCATTGCAAAAGCGTTATCCAGAAAAAAATTACCAACTGCTCCGCCGTGGCGGTAAGTGGTTCATCGTGGAAGGGGAAAAGTAAATGGGTTACACACATTATTGGACAATCAAGGACGAACTCACCCGAGAGAAATTCATCACCTGGGCTGAGGGCGTGAAGGTTATTGTCGAAACTGCGATTGAGGCGGGAATCCCGCTTGGTAACGGAATCGGCGAAGATGCTCCAGAACTTTCAGACAATGTTGTTGCCTTCAACGGTGCAGGAAACCTCGGTGTCGAGACATTCGGACTCACCATTGACGATGAGGGCTTTGACTGCTGCAAAACTGGCGGAGCGCCTTACGATGCAGCGGTGACCGCCAGCCTCATCCATGCCAAGAAAATCTTTGGCGATGCCATTGAAATCAAATCAGATGGCAAGTGGGATGACTGGGAAGGTGGGCGTTTGCTTTACGAAACCGTTTTCGACATCCAGCCAGAGTCGGTCCTCGCATGAGCATTCTGGAGAAAATGCGTAAAGAGCGCCATGAGCGCTGGCTTCGTGATTGGTCAGACGGTCTTGCCTGTTGTTACTATTGCGACAAGGAATACACGGATGCCCAGGTAGTCGTGGTCAATGAGGAAAAGTCTTGCCCTCATTGCAAGAATCCAGAAAGAAAGACTTACTACTATTGCAAAGAGCATGGTAGTTCTAATGACGATTGCGAGAGATAAATGGCTGAAAAGAAGAAAGATACAAAAACAAATCTGGACACGAAAGTTTATTCCATTGAGATTAAATTAACGGTACAGGTTCTCGCTGAGAATGAGAAGGATGCCCTAGACCGCCTGGATGCTAATGGTGGCTATGTAACAAAGCGCGAGGTAGAAATAACTAATGCTACCCCACTTAATTCATCAACTACTCTGATTTCCGTCCAATAAATAAGTCCGTGTAGATTCCATCAAATTATCAACTGTGACTAAATATCCTCTTGATTGGTTTGGTGGAATCTCGCAATTTATCTGTCTGCCAAATTTAATACAGGCATCTTTCAGAACTACCGTAGGGACGATGAGAACTGTTCCTTCTAGGTTAAACGCCCAATGCGATGCCTGGGTAGACGATAAGCCCGATGGATACCAGCCCTCGGTATTATTCGACCAGCAATAAATCTCAATGTATAAATTGCCTGTTTCTTTCCAGCGCCTATCGGTTTTTACTTCAACTGTTTCAATGAGATGAGCGACCATCTGCTCACCCGCTTGACCAAAACGAAAGTCTAAATCCCAATCGGAGTTTTTCATAATGTCCACGGATTTGACTGAGTGAATGAAAGAGGCGAGATAGGTGCGTGTACAGTTTTATTCTCGTATAGCGCCAAAAGAATCGCTTCAGCGCGGTCTGGAGAATGAACTCCGCGCTTCTTCATGTCCACCTTTGATTCAATCAAGATGCGACCAGAAGAATCCGATTTGAATGTAGGTCCAGCCAACTGAGCCAGGACGGGTCTATCCACATCCAGGCGAATTTCTTGCTTATCGTCTTTAGGTTGCAGCATTGAGCGGGTATTCCACCACATCTCGGCGCGTTGATTCTTAAACTTGGCTTGGTCTTTAGGTCTCTCTGCCACATTGACACCAACCACGATTGCCCGTAGCCCTCGCTCTTTAACCCAGCGGTCTAGCAAAGAGACAACTCCCCAGCCAACGCCAATTGTGTCAATCTTGACTCGTACCATATCTGGTACGCCTCTGGTTTTATGTTCGGCAACTGCTCTCTCAATCTCAGCGATTACCACGCCAGCGACATCAACTGCGTTCGCATTAGCCTTGCCAGATGAGCGGTGAACTAATGAGACTTTGTAACCGTCTGCTTTTGCGATTACGAATTCATCTCCGCCATCAGATGCAATATCCACCCCGAGCCGAATAACTGCCGATTCAAGGTAATCTTCATTGTTGGTAGCCAATTCCGCCCAATGGTAGGGAATGACCTTTCCTGTTCCCGTTTGTGGGAATCGGGCATTGACACGGGCTTCAACGAATGGAGAATCTTCTCCGAATTCGCTGATTACATCATCCACCCAACTCTGGTCTACCAGGTGCGTAGCGACTGTGTGAGCCTCTACATGCTGTGGGCAACTGCGGCATTGTCCAGTTTCCTCACCCGTAAAGTTAGGGGTGTCGTAAGCCCCGATAGGGATGGACTCATAAATAGGCGAATTGCAGATACGCTCGAACCAGGTTTGCTCCTGGTCTGTCGGCGGGTTACCCAATACCAGGAGCCGCGTGTGTCCACCCGTCATAAGGGCTTCTAAGGCGCTGCCAATCTTGTCCGATAAACCTCCAGCCTCATCCACTACTACGAGCAGGTGAGGCGCGTGGATACCTTGAACTGCCGCTTCATTGTTATCGGCTGGACGGAAACCGTAGGCAACTACCGTGTCATCCATTTTCCATTCAGTCGTGAGGATTTCTCCTGGCAGATTGTGAGCCATGTGAACTCGGCGAATCTGCGCCCACATAATGTTTCGCACCTGCTTAAAAGTTGTCGCTGTGGTGATAGCGATAGCGGTACCAGGCGGGTGAACTGCTATCCACCATGCAACGGCTCTAGCGGCTAAGTGAGATTTACCTGGGGCGTGGCAAGCGGGAACTGTGGTTCTCTTATTGTCTCGGATTGAATTTAGAATCTCGCGCTGTTTAGACCAGAGTGTTTCGCCCAAGCCTTCCTCAACAAAGCCAACTGGGTCGTGTTCGTATCTAGCCCAAGGGTTAGTTATCTCAGCATCAAGGATGACCGATAGCGCATACTTCTCATCATCGTTAAGCGAGAGATAAATCTTTGCGCGTTCTTCGGGCGTGGCATTGAGAACGAGGTCTACGAGCCGTTCACCCATGGTTTACTTCTTTCGTATCGCTAAGACTTTCGCAATCTTGTTTTCAAGGTCGCCTATTTCAACCTGTATCTTAATCGGTTCCCCATTGGTTCCACCAATCTCGACCCTATCGGTCTTTCCGAACTCCTCTGGCATCTGGCGTTCTAACCACCATGCAGCCGCTCTCCAATCTCCATCGTTACCGCTCTTTGCTATGACGGCAACCTTTTTGGTTATCGCTTCGGCTTTTGCCCGTTCGACAGACTCAAGAAATTTAAGAAATATAACCTCGGATGGATTGTTTTTCGCATCCTTAATCATCTTCATTCTCTCTCGCTCTGCCACTCCGCGGTTTATCCATGAATAAAAAGTCTGCTCTGATACTCCTGCCGATGTAACGGCAATTCGAACAGGTGTTCCAATTCGAATGTAATCCAGGATAGTTTGCTCTAAGTCAGGTTGAAGTAGCGCTGTCTTGCGCCCAGCCGTTTTTGCTGGCTTGGCTGGCTCTTTCTTTGCAACTGCGCTCATAAGATTATTCTACCTCCGTTGTACATGCTTCCAATGGTATCTGTAACAATTCAGCAATGTCGGTCCAGCCGTATATGGTGTTAGCCCATGTGTTCAAATCCTCGGTGTGAACTCGCATCGAATGATTGCCCACCCTGATATTGGTGCGACCAATCGGATTATGTCCAGGTTTAGTCTTTCCCCCCGAAAGAATCTCGGCTACTTCTTCCCTGGAGAATCCCGTTCCCTTTGTACTCGTACTGGTCAGTAACTTATTAAGGTCGCCTGAATCATAAGTGGCAAGGTCTGAGGTGCGATTGTCCACGATAAGAATTTTGATTTCTTCAATGTCATCCACCTCAATCCAATGGACGGCTATCTTCTCCCAGCCTAATTGAACTGCTGCCTGAAGTGTGTGGTTTCCCGATACGCAATGCTTCGTAGGGCGATTGACCACGATTGGTCGGTATTGCCCCATGGTTGAAAGGGACTCAATGATTGCCCCAATGTCACCTTCACGCGGATTTAGCGGGTGAGTAAGAATCTCGTTCACGGGAACCGTTTCTACATCCTCGGGTGAACTCTCCGAGCGCTCCTCAATCCGTTCTGGCTTCTCCGCAATTCGCTCTGGGAATCCTAGGCGCTCTTTAATCCCAGCGTTGGCTTTGCTCTTAGTCTTGCCGAACTCATCGTAAAGTTGCTCTTTCCACGCATCGTAGGCTTCTTGTTCAATGCTGAACTTCCACGCGGCTATCTTTACCTCGGGGTCATCTTTAAGGTTCCCAGAGGTTCCTAAAGGTTCCTTTTGGTCACCTGATATGAGGCGGTCTAAAGTCTCAACCTCAGATGCAGTAAATCCTGTGCCATCCAACTCAGGGAGGGCTTGCAGGAGGCTTTTGAGAAGTGGCTCGTTATATCCAGCCAGGTCGGTTAAACGGTTATCGGCTAGAACAATCTTTTTGGCTGTGTCATCGTCTACTTCAACGAGAACTGCTTTTATCTTTTTCCAACCAAGTTTCTTAGCCGCTTTGAGAGTGTGATTACCTGCGAGAACAAATTTGGTACTCGCTTGCACCACGATAGGGCGATATTGACCATGAGCAGTAAGCGATGATGCAATGGCATCTATGTCTCCTCGTCTGGGATTAGTCGGATATGCAGTCAGCGAACTGATTGCGACACTTTGAATGTTTCCCGTCTGGATATTGGCTTTCACTAATCCCCCTCATAAGTAAAGGCTAAGAACTCTTAGGTAAAGGATTAGATAACAGGCTTGGCTGGACGACCACGGCGGCGGATTACTTTGCCATCGCTATCGTACTCAGGGGTGCGGTCAATATCGTTGCGGATGATTTTGTAAATCAACTGCTCGGATACTCCCATAGCCTTTGCAATCTCTTTGTAGGTAATTCGCTGCTTACGAAGGCGGAGAATCAACTGCTTACGGCGCTTGCCAAGGTCAGAAATCTGATTTTGATGTTCACGCATCGCATCTGTAATCATGCGAACTTCTTGAAGCCCACGACCATCTAATTCTTCAGCCGTCTGTGTGTCGCTCATTTTGTCTCTCCTTCGAAGATTTGTGTCCAGTCAATATCGTCATCTTTTTTGTTAAATAACTTCTTATGTTTTTCTATTGCTTCCATCTCTGCGGTCATTCTTGCTTTTTGATAAGCAAGTGCGTAACCGATAAAGATAGGTGCGAATAATACAAGAGTAGTAAATAATCCTACTACAGTCAAAATTAAGTCCCAGTTCATCTTTTCCCCTCTTTCCTTGCCCCTCGTATGTAAAGCACTAATGAATTTCTATCGTTCTGCGGTGTCAAAAAAATCAAAGACTTCATGTACTGAGGTGAGTCATCTGGCAAAACACCCGCATCCACAATTCCATCTATCGCCGCTTTTACTGCTGGGTTACACGCTCCGACATCCTGTAGGCGACCCCCTTTTTGATGAGGCTCGACTGTGACTGAAATCCATTCCATCTCTGGCATCTTTTCTGATTTTGCCAAGACATGAAATGCTGAGCGCCAGGTCTTGACCAACTCAGCCCTCTGCCACCTATTGCCAGCGCGTTCACCATTGGTCGTCCAAGGGCGTTGAGCCAACTCAAGTCTGTAGACAAGTTGTTCGTGTTCGTCAATCCTGCAAAGGCAATCCATGGCTTAAAGATAAGGGTCACCTGAACTCCTGTCGAATTCCCATTTTTCCCCATCGTTGAAGATTTTCCACGCTTTGCCGTTGTCGTCAATGAATGGAATCTCCTCAGCGGACTCAACCTTGGTAAGCAAGAATCCTCGCTCCCTAGCCTTGTCTCGGTTAGATTCGACCCAGCCGTGACATCCAGTAATCCCAGAGCCACAAAGAAGAATCAAGTTAGCGGCAAGATGCAACTGCTCATTACGAGAGCCGCCCATGCCCCGTGGAACTCTATGATGAACTGACCAGCCAAAAGTGTCTGGACCGCCATCACATTTCTCACATCGGTAATTGGCTCGATAGAAAACGGTGAAGCGAACTTCATCGCCTACTTTGAGTTTAGGTTTTGCCATTGGACTCTCGCAGTCTGTAAAGATTCTGTGCAACCAGAGCAGATTGATTCATCCGTCTGTATCGCCGTGACCGTAGCCAATCTGCAAATCGGAATATCCTCATAGGTCAGGTGCCACCTCTCCTGTATTTGTTTCCATATCAGCATCGGAATTACCTTTCGACAAGACTGCTCGTATTTGACTCATGTAGAAATTCACCTGCTCTGGAGTTGCGGCTTTACTTTTCCCCTCTGCCATCTCCAGCATGTACTCCTGAGTTCTTCTTTCTTCTCTCTTGCGCTCTACATGTCTCAGCCATTCTTTATTGAAATAGACTGGTGCTATCAGCCTATCTTCATTCATGTAATGCCTTGAAACAAATTCCTTGGCGAACTCAAATGTCATGTCAGGATAAAGAGCAGAATCCCAAGCCAGGATTCTCCCCTCATCAGCCTGGAGCCGAGTATCAAAGAGACAACAATAAGCGAAAAGTTGAGCGACCTCAGAACGGTTCATTATCAATCGCCCTTCCTTCTTCGACACTAAACCTTTCGGCAATCTCTAGCGCTCGCATTACCGATGTCTCGGTGCGAGTCATGTTTCCCCCGCGTGATGGGAGTGCATCATCGGTCCAACGCTCTTGGTTGAGCCATGTGGAGGCGTGAGCCGTGAACTCAGGCTGGCGATTCGGGTCTGAAGCAAATCTCTTTGCTCCTTCAATAATGGCATCAACTGAAGCCTTTTTGCAGGCTTTGATAAATGCTGTCCTCGCTGCGCCTTTTGCTTCTTTCCTTGGATAGATAGCCCAAAACAAATTGAACTCAGAATCCGAAGGATTCGCTATCTTTATATCTTTATTGGGTATGGGTATGGGTATGGGTATGGGATGGGTATGGGGCGGTTGAACTTCGCCCTCTGTTACGGTATCTGTTCGCCGTAACCCTCGGGACTTCGCCATCCGCTCAGCGGCTAA